CTGGTAAATGCGGATGGAATAGATCAGGCGTTACAGCGTATCACCGAAAGCTTACGTACGATGCTTATCCCTTACGAAACGACAGATATCAATCTGACACCAATTCTTGATGTATTCCCTTATAATCCAGATGAGGCAGAACAGGATATTTCATCAAATCTTCGTCCACTTTCACCAGATCAAACAGAATAGTCATGCCGATACCAGGAGAGAATTTGTTAACCATAAGTGATTTGCTTAGCAAATCTATGTCTTTACTAGAATGGGGTCCTAAAATTGAGAAAGATCGGACTACAATTAAATGTCTAGTAATCAAATCTCAATTATTACTAGAAGATGAGGAGATGGAAATTATCCGATTTGGAGATGTTACCCGAATAGCTGATCACACCTTCGAGCCTTATCAATCTATCAAATCAGCAATATCAGCATTAGAGGATTTCGAAGTGCCAGCCTTTGAAGTAGATAAAGAAACAGGCGAAACTATCCGAGATGAATACGGGTATCCAGAAATTGATTGCATCGATTCGATTGATATTCTATCTGATGCTTATGATGCGATAGAGAAAGTAGTGGAGCAGGATAGTTTTCCAAAAGTCTATTAAGCTAAAATAAGAGAAAGTGGTAATGTCGCCACTTTCTCAATTAATTATCAATAAACAATCAAAAACATGTCAGAAATAGCAGAATTACCAAAATCAAAAAAAGTAAAAGGAGGAACAATTGTTTCGAAAATATCCATCAATTCAAAGAGATTTCTAAGTGCTTGCTCAATTGTAAGTAAGGTTATTTCCTCAAAGCCAATAGTGCCAGCAGTAGCAAACATATTGGTTCAGGTTGAAGGTGACTCGTTAAAATTAACAGCAACCGACACCAAACAGATTATAGTCACAAAGCTGTATTTTAATGAAATAGGAAATAAATCACATTTCTCTTTTCCTGCCGGACCGGGAATTAAACTCCTACAAAACCTTCCGGATGCTCCGGTTGAAATATCACATATTACATCCGAAGTGAAAGGCGGAGAAGTAATAAAAATCGTTCATAATATCGAGATTTCCTGCAACGGAAATTGTTATAGTTTCGAAACCGATGATCCGATTGATTTCCCTAAGGGCCCTGATTTCTCAGAGATTGAACCCGTAATACTTCCAAGTTCGGCTATATCCAAAGGGATACTTTTCTGTAAAGATTTCACATCAACAGATACTTTAATGCCAGCACTTAACGGCATATACTTTGAAGTTAGGCCTGATGTGATAAAGATGCACGGAGCAGATATGCACTCCATATCAAAGTTTGAATTTAAACATGAATCTCACATTGAGGAAAATCTAAATTTCGTCATTCCTTCGAAGGCTGCGAGCCTTTTATCTGAACTTAACACGGGTGATATCGAACTAAGGCTTTCAGGCAATGGGGCTCAGTTTTCAAATAAAGCCACAAGTGTATTTTTCCTTCTTATCGAAGAGAAATATCCAGAGATTGAAAATGCATTCCCTAAGTCTAGTTCAATATGTGCCGTAGCTGAAATTAATGCATTTAAATCTGCATTGAACCGAATTAGTATTATTTCAGGCATTGGACAGACTCGTATGGTATTATCTGATTGTTTAATGAAAATTGAAACAAATGACACCAATTTCGGCAATAACGGAGAGGAGGAGTTTGTATTGAATGAATATCAGGGAGAAGAATACTTTGTTGGATTTAACCCTACATTAGTTATGCGATCATTATCCAAGATATCCAGTGGAACGGTAACTATTAAAGGCACCACACCAGACAGACAGTTTACAATGACCGCATCCGCTGAGCCAGATTTTGAATTTTTAGTTATGCCCGTTACCTGGAATCATCTAATATGACCTATGTGGATATTACCAAACAATCACCCGTTATCCTCAGCCTTTGCCCAGGAATACGTGGACTCGAAAGAGGAGTGCAAAGAGTATTTCGAGATGTCAGAGTTGCCGCTTATGTGGAAATCGAAACCTTCATCGTGGAAAACCTTTTGTCAGCAATGGAGTCGGGTATGGTGGATGCAGCACCTGTGTGGACGAATCTTAAAACCTTCAATCCGGAACCGTTTCGAGGAAAAATTGACATTCTACTTGGCGGATACCCTTGTCAGCCATTTTCACTTGCCGGAAACAGGGTCGGAGCTGATGACCCCAGACACTTATACCCTTATATTGAATCGGCAATTGGCACAATACGACCTTTTTGCTGTTTTTTCGAAAACGTCTCAGGACATCTCTCAATGGGATTCCAGCAAGTCCAAGAAAGCCTTCGAAATATGGGTTACCGAGTTGAGGCTGGAATCTATACAGCGGAGGAAGTTGGCGCAACACATGAGAGAGAAAGACTATTTATCCTCGCAATCTTGGAGGACACCAATGGCTACGGATCACGGAGGGACAACGAGGGAGGATTTCAGTCCGAAACTATCCGAGCAGGTGAAGAATTGGGGAACACCGGATACGAATCTTTGGAAGGGGGCAGTGTCGGAGTTAGGATTATTGAGGAAGGATGGAAAGAGTCGGTTAGATCGATTGACGAACCAAGTGGTTCATCAATCGTGGGGGACACCGCGAGTATCCACCAATGGGATGAACGGAACAAATCCAGAGAATCCAAAGGGCCGTATCGAAGATCAGGTGATTCAAAAATGGCTCACAACGACCACGGACGAAACGAACAATATTTCGAGAAAGAGTGGGAAACATGCAAGCCTGTCACGAGACGTGACGAAATGTCCAACACCAACAACGATGGATCAAATGAATCCGAAGACAGACAAGGCCATCCGTCGGGAAATGACGGAGATCCGTCCAGGTCGAACAAGCTTTTCGAATCTGAGAGATTCAGTCGTAAGAGGGAAAATGACAGATTTCCAGCTGGACAAGGAAGCCATCAATATGAATGGGAGGAGCCTAGAATATTCGGCCCGACAAATCGCTTGCCAAATTCTTTACGAAAGCTGTGGCGTACGGGCAGGAAGGGTTTTGAGAAAATTATGGGAACGGAAGAATGGTCAAAAACTGAGCGTATCATCAAAGCAAAAACTCAATCCAGCTTGGAGTATTCAATTGATGGGTACGACTTTACAGAAGATCTTCACCGTGCCATTGGCAATTCAGTTGTTGAACAAACCTCAGAATTAGCATTTAGGGATCTTTGGAATAAGCTTTTCCCAAATAATAAAATTTAAACCCCATCTGCGATGAGGAAAGTAAAGGATTAAGTAATTACTCTTACTTTCCTCATCCAAAAACTTCATTAATGAAAACCTATCTCTTTAAATTCTATCACAAAGGAAAGTATTGCTCCACCGAAACCTTCAAAGAAGAATCAGAAGAACTAGCCTATGATAAGGCTACTGAATATCTTAAAGAACATGGTTTTGATGAATGGGAGCATGTAGTTAAAAGTAAATTATAAATCAGCAAATTATGAATTTAACAATCAGACACGAGAAGATGAGCGATCTCTTCGACAAATACCACATAGAGGGCTTGGAATTCCCTGTGGTTATTCATCACTTCAAAGGGCCGGAACCAGAAGATGCAGAACCACATGATCATCCCTTTGATTTTACAACATTTATCATGAAAGGTGGTTATACCGAAACTATTCATAGAACAGAATTAGGGCATCATACATTTGACTTTATTCACGAAGAAGGGTGCTCGCACAAAGTAGAAGCTACCGACATTCATCTGATTACCAAAATGTCAGAAGGTGGATGTTTTACACTAATGCTTCCGGGAGAAAAAGTACGAGAACCTGGTTTTTGGAAGTTTGACGAAAGCGGAGCACATTTTAGACAGCATGATTCATCAGAATTCAAACTAAAATAACTATGATTAAAAAACAAGAGTTTCTAACACAGTCCGAGGCGATCGCGCAAGGCTATTCACTTTGCGGAGTGAAAGACAAAGAATTTCAGCATTTGCATACTATCTCGGAATTAAATGAGGTAGATTTTGATACTGATAATTACGTTGTTGCGGATAAAGAGCCTACCCACCTTAGCATAGATGGGGAAAGTATATGTGACATGATAATAGATTCGGTTATGGGATCTTCTGATTTTGATGACGATACGGATTCTATTCCTGATGCAATTAAGGAGGCTGTGGACTGGGATGAAATTTCCGAGAAAATAAACACAGCACTTCAAGCTAGACCATATTATTATTTAACAAAAATAAACCTTATTCCGGATCCGGACGAACTATGAATTACAAAATAATTACTCTCGAAGATCTCGATACTCAAATTCTTATCAAAAGAGATCGAGATGAAAATGATGGAACTGAAACCGTCAGCGTTGAAGCCTTTTTTGTAGATGCAGATGGGAATGAATACATTTTTCAAGAATCTATTAGGTTCGATAATAACAATTTACCTGAATCATTTGTCAGAGACTTCTCAGAGGAATCGGCAAGGGAATTTCTTGAAAGAGGAATTGAGAATCAAGGGCTGGATTCATAAGCAAATTTATGTACTGATAAAAAAAGCGGTTGCCTTTGGTGATCGCTTTTTATAATTTTACAGCATGCAAGAACTGCCACCACTTCGCAAAAATTACGACCTGATTACTCATGCCATTCATTCAAGAATGCAGCTAATCCGGAACAAGTTTGATTTTGATCAGAAAATGTCAGTCAACGAGTTCCGGGAGAAGAATAAAAAGAACTTTGAGAACATCAAAGAATCAATCCGGATTAACCACGATTTTAGCGTAAACGTTGCTTTTGAATATGATGCAGCTGTAATGTTTCTTCATTCCATTGATTGGGATACGGAAAATATAAAGGGTCAACCAGAATGGAAGCCAAAACAAAAACCGGAATAGCTAAAAGCCATACCGGTTAAACATTAACTAAATCGAATGAAATTAGCGAACTTGCAAAAGAAACCGGTATCCTATCGGGACCATGACATTGTTAGTGTAAGTAGATGTTGGATGCAGTCCATCTGTTGTAAACTTTCCTGTCGGAGAGGTTAAGATATTGATTCCTCCAAGCTCCCCCCAATCCAGAACAGGTAAAGACCATTTTTTACCAAGTGCCTTTATCGCACCTGCAACGGCTTCATATTTGGCTGTCTGCGTTGTGCCTCCATACGTGTACCGATTTGGGGGAGTACACAGCACAATCTTTAAATTGGGGTATGTTGTAAGAACATTGGTTATGATGTGATTATAAGCACCATAAAGAAGGCTCTTCCGGGTTGAATTAATGTCTCCTAGGCTGTCAGGCATGTAAGGAACATCATTTGTACCGTGATCAATAACCAGCAAATCCGCTCCGAAAGTGGATAGAAAGTAATTGATCGTGTACTGATAACTATTATTCTGTCCGGCACTGGCAGCGATATTCTCCGTGAATGTGCCCGACATCCCCGGCTTGCCTGCAAATCCTGACGCAGGCGGGAAGTAAGTTATTGAAGATCCGGAAATACTGTTATTGTATATCGTCGCCCCTAACTTCCGGGCTATCTGCTCTGGGTAGCTATTTGGCTGATACTGCCAAGGAATACTGGTTCCTACCCAAATTATTTTCTTGCCGGTCCATTGATTGTTATTTACAATGCCGGACAGCGAATCTTTTGCCGCTCGGGCCTGATCGCGGTATTGCGCGGCCGCAGCTGCATCTCCTATCAGTTGAATTTTAACAACTCCAATATCAGGAAGACTAACCACATAGGGCGTTGTGCTTGGCGTTCCTGTTCCAAGCTGTGGTCTGATTATTCCGCCAAGTTTTGCAACACCGTTGAATTTAACCCGGTAGGAGTAAGAATTTCCCGGCGTTAACCTGGTCATCTGCGCAGCCGTTAGTTTGACTGTAACCAAATGCCCGACTACTGTAACGGTTGGTGTGATGGATGTAAGCTTTGGAGGGTTTATCCCTACTCCATCCCTCAACTCGGCAGTCACTGGAGTTGGAATTGTCCAGGCTGCATCAATCTGGATTGGGATATCCAGTGAGTTTTCTTTGTAAGCCTGGATTGTCCCAAGATCAGAGGGTAAATTATTTAACTGTGCGTACCCTGATAACGATAAAAGCAGAGCGATTAAAAGCGATGTTATTTTTTTCATTTATAATGTCCGGTTACATCCATATATTTTGTTTTGCCTGCCTGATCTTTATACGCCTTCAATATTTGCCCTCGCTGCCGATCTCTTGCGTAAGAGACGTGAATCCATCCCGGTTCTCCGAACTCATCTTCAAACTCAATGATCAACTGATCAAAAGGGACTTTGGAATATATCACTAATTGAAATAGGTCCTTATTGCTCATCTGTAACGTACCCTGTATATCGGCCGCTTCACCGGTTAGATGCTGAGATCCTTTGGCTCCTTTGATTGAGTTATTAAGCCGCTCGCACCGGTATCCGGAACTAACAAAAATAGATTGCTTAATGAATGTCCTCAGCGGCTGTAAAACATTTACACATAAAGCAGTCAGATTTTCAACTACTTCTTTCGAAGGTTTAAACTGCTCTGTGAATCCCATTCTGGAAGCATTTGCAGAACGGATCATTTCTTCCAGTGTGAAGTTTTGGGTGAGTTCTGTCATAAAAAGAAAATCCAGTAGTTAAGCCATATTAAAGCAGATAAAATAACCGTAGCGAAAATGATAAATGACACCGTGTAAATCCAGTGTATTTTATCGGGCTTGATGATGTTTTTATATTCAAGAGTATATCCTTCAATTGCTTTCCAGCAATGATCCTCATCAAGCATATTGAGCATGCCTGCAAAACCTTTTCCCAAGAATGTCAATTTATTCTTAGCCCAGTTCTTGCCGGTTGCGGAGCTTACCGTTTCTCGTCCTTGCCCGTAATGGTATCCCCCTTTTTTTATGAAAAGGTCATTAAACAAAGCTCCATAAGCTACATTGCCATAAACATCTATTGCAACAGCGCTGTCATAGAAAACCTTATTGATATATTTAATCTTTCCTCCATAACGATAGGCTGCAAAAATCGTATGAAACAATCCGACTATCATCAGGATAAGGTCTAATATCCTGGATAATAACAAAAGTACAAATCCCATTTTATCTGTTACGGTTAAAAATTCTGTTCAAGACAGACCTTTTCGGCTTTTTTTTTATTACTACGCTATCGGGTAGTGACGGAGGGTTTGTAATCAAAGATGTTGGAGCCGGCAGTTGATTAACCTGTACTATTTTCCTGTTCTCTTTAAATTTCTCAAATCGCTCCTTTTTTGCCACAGCCTTTTTAATTTCTCTGGCATTGCTAAGGGAAAGTAAACTATCTTCCCTGGCTAAGCTATCAACCCTACTCATAACCTTTGACTTATCGTATAACTTAGTCTGAGTGCTATCTGGCAGCAACGAGGTTACTGATTTTTGGGACTGAGATTGAGACGAATCAGTTGCATGCTGAGACTTAACAGCCATCGTGAATAAAACTACAAAAACCGCCAGAGGCAGTAGTGTAATCCAGTTGAGAAATTTAGTTTTCATTTGTTTGATTGATTACTGGTGATTTTACAGTTGGGATATCCTCAGCAAGTTTTTTAATACTAACGGCCTGCCTTTTTCTAGTTAAAATACTTTTCTGGAAACTCTCTTCAAGATAATCCAAGCGCTGCTTATCTCTAATCGCCTCCTGGTCGGCACGAGTGACAACCAGGTTATTGCAGTCATCTTTTTCCTTTTTTATGTCCTTGTATTGAGCCTTCCAGAAATTTATTTCCTCTACGTCTGCGGCACGTTGTTTATTCACTGCTATTTCTTTCTCCTCATCCTTGTTACCTAATTTATTATTTTGCCAAACAATAACTCCCGCCAAAGTAATAACGGCCGATAGAAGCATGTATATAATGGCCTGAGTAGGCTTTTTCTCTGATAGATTGGTTATTTTGTTGAGCTTATTCTCCACGTTCGTAGTGAGTTATTGTTAAAATACTGTGCCAACAATTAACCCGATCAGCAGGCCTGCGCCAACAGATTTTATAATGCTGGATATTCGTTTCTTTCTGTCTCTTTCAATGGTTTGGTTAAGATCTTTAATTTGCAAGTCTCGCACTTTAATTTCGAACAAATGCTTTTTGTCGGCTGTGTTTTTTTCTTCATTTTGAAGCTGGGTTACTATTTGAAGATTGCGATAAGCTGGTCTTATTTCTTGCAAAATCAGCAAACTATCTTCTAGTGCCCTTACGTACAGCCTCTGCATTTGCGGAGTCGATGATTGCGCGGTTGCGGGCGCGTTTGATATTAAGCCACTCAGAATTATCAGCGATATTAAGACTATCTTCCAGTCTACTAAATTTATCTTTGTGATACTGCTCACGCTCTTCATATAACCTCCTTTCTTTTTCTATTTCGAGTTGACGGTTATGATAATACGTTGCCGAATCGAGCGCCGTTTCTTTCTCTGATTTCACATTCAAATTTGTACAAGATTTCCATGTATGAATGCAAACGATTAGCGTTACCAGAGTAACTAGTACCGCTAATCCTATTTTTTGACACTTGGTCATTTCTTCGAAAAAGAGTATTTGCTTGCATACTCTTCAAGAATCAGCGGAAGGATCTTTGCAAGGAATGGATTCTCCTCAACGAGCGTTTTTAACTGTGCCGGCGTTTCAATCATACCGTTGATGGATATCGGCATTGATGTATTATCAGTACCTAGCTCAATCTCCTGCTTTGTGCCTGGATCGCGCTTGATGGTCTTTTTTACCTGTGCGTTGATCTGGATGGTTAAATGCGCCAGTTCCAGCTCGTAGGACATTTCCTTTACCTCGTCTTTTGCTACAATTTTGTTTGTTAAAGCCATTTCGATTTTTAGTTATTGATGAAGTATAAATTTTAGTGTTAAAGCGATTCTATTTTTGCATGAATGCCGTTGCCTGCTACGCGCGTCCGGGAAATCCTACCGTTCGGGAAACGAACCTCTAAGTCATGCCACTTATTATCGCCGTAAGAGTTCAGATAATACCAAGCGATTTGACCGTTCTTATGAATCGAATGAACGTATCCGCGTTTATAGTCAAAGGCATTTATAATATCATCTGCGAATTGGTTTTCGGCTTCGATCCATTCCCCACCATCGATACGGTAAGAAAGAAAATTCTTTGATCCATCCTCTGGAATTTTAAACCAGGTATCGAGATAAACTTGTAATCCAAAACGACAAAGATCAGTCCCGGCATTATACCCATAGTAACCAGGACCCGGAATTTTAGCATATGGGAATTCACGGTTTGTTAGCCACCATGAGTACCGATCTGCATTCTGATCGGGGTTTCGATAACTTCCTTTCAGCTCAGTTGATCCGTTCGGTTTATAGTAAGTCGGTTCTGGTGTTCTCGAATCAAAAATACGACCTGCGTTTACTTTTCCAGTCCCTCCCCATTGAACAAATACTTTACCGTAAACCTGGGATAGGAAAGCCGAAGTGATGATCGTGTTTGGATCCAATGGAATTTTACCCTGACTGTAATATTTGCCCTCTGGGTAAACGTATTCGAAAAAGTTATTTGGTCGCCACTCATGTTCACCCGCTAGGAAAACCCCACCGGTATAGCCCATGTGGTCGAATAACATTAATTTAAAAGCCAGGTCTAACGGTTGGCTCTGCTGAATATCCGGCGCACCTAAGTAAACCGCTTCGACGATTAGATTAGTGGAAGATAAAGGCGCACCTGGACTGAAATTAGAATACGGCATCTCGGACGGAGACTGACGAAACAGACGTTTCGAAACATCTATACCCACTTGCCCTAGGTGATAACTCGGAGGCCAAAACTGGAAATAATTAAAACAGTTCAAGGACTTGATACCCTTTGCATCAAATAACTTTTTCTGATTCGCTACAAAACCTGCATTAAAATCTTTCAGCCAGTTAGAGCCAGGATTGATCGCATGTGACTGCTCCATCGTTTCCCCGATATGCAGCGCGTCCGCGTACTGGTGAAGGTCAATCATCCTCTGGACTTCTTCTTTCGTTGGATTGTCCGAAGGCCTACCACCGAAAATAGTTGTAGATAGCGGAACGTCGCTGTACGTTTTACCTTGCAGTCTTAACTGAAAAGCCATGGTTTCATCGCCATTAGGCCTCGGTATTTCATTGTGCCGAATATGGGTAACGCCTTTTTTCAAGACCTGATCAATAGGCCAGTCGCTACGGGATAGAACGAAAAACCTGCCGTTTGGTAGCTGCGCCTCGGGTGAAATATCAGCCCATTGTGGCATCTGCGTTTCAGGCTTGAAACTGGCAGGGATATGATTTACGAAACCGGACTGAGAGCCACCGTAAAAACCAGTCGTAACGGCTGCTGTTGCATTGTACTGGAAACTTTGGCCGGCATCGTTTTTATAGTATCCGTTTTCCTGCTCACCCTGACCAGGCCATTCGTTCATGGTCAGGGTAGTATTCTTTTTATTGAATTTAACTACTCTAAAACCGTTATTTCGGGGTACGGCGTAATTCTTTAAAGGCGTAGATTGGGAAATCAGCTCTGAACCGACCAGGTAATAATATTTATAGTTCGGTTGCAGTGGATTGGCCGTATTATCCGTGATCAGGTCATATTCGCCAGAAGTAGACCTAGTAACCGACATGTGGTCTGGCATGCTGTTCGTGATCCACTTGTATTCGGCTGATCCTGGATCGGTGACGACAGGCGGCGTAACGGTTCCGGTATCCTCTTTCTTAATCGTGAAATCCTGCGTAACTATTTCGGCTGTACAGGAAACAGGCGTAAGAGTGATTTGATAATTACCGGCTGGTAAAGTCTGATCGAACGGGAAGAAAAGTGTATTTACGTCCGGCTTGTAGGTAGTTGATTTCAGGACGGTCGAACCCTGGATAACTTTAAGCGTGAGTACTTCAAGTTTCCGGGCGTCGAACTGGATTGTCGCAGCCTGATCAGTATATCCGTTTATCTTGAAAGTAGGTTGAACTTCACAATTAGCAGCGGAAGGAGGGTCAACCCCACCGGCGATAGTGAACAACCTGGAATTCGAACCGTTGCAGTTCAGTCCTTCAATTGAAAAAGTATAGGTTCCGTTCGGGAACTGCGTCGGGAAAACAACGGCAAAGGTGTTTTTTGTCGGCTTAATGCTGTCGATATAAACTTTTGCACCTGTCGTCATGTACTTGATATTCGTAACGCTGTCCGCGTCGAATTGTACTTCGAATCCGTTACTGGTTATGTTTCGGATATCTACGATAGTTGGCCCGCGTTTACAACCTTTTTTTACAATTAGTGGCGGATTAACAATGCTACCGGACTCCAAAACCTTAATCCGGTTTTCAAGGCTCTGGATATCTGATTTTTTGGCATAGCCTGATAAATCAATTACCTGCGCTTGAACTCCCGCTGATAACAGCAGGAGTAAAAAAAGTAACTTTTTCATTTAGTTTTGTATGATGAAGTGAAATTTGTACGCGTAATATAGTTACCGCTATGCGTTATACGCAGTGCGATTTATGCAAGGCTTATTACTTTATTTCAATGTATCCTTTTGCGATTAATGCCAATAATGCTTGATAACCATCCACTGTGAACTGCCCGTACAAGATATTTATTTCTTTTGCGGGGCCTATAAATTTCTCGGCGTACTCACGCTCTTCAATTTCAATCTCGTCGATTTCTTCTTTTGTTATTTCGGTATTCCAGATTGTTAATTCCTGAGCTTTAAGATCGATAATCTCCTCGTCAGCGTTAATTGCCTTATTTATCTTTAAGGATAGTGCGATTTTTTCTTCCTCCGATAAGGATTCTGTATCTATTCCCTCTAAAATTGGAAACCTGATCGCGTTGACTTTGTCTTGAATTTTTTTATTTAACTCTTTAAGACTGCCCCCCTCTGCATATTCGATCAAAGCGATCATTTCAGCAGATAGTCTTGTAATTCTGCTGTCATTTTTAAAGCCCATGGCTTTGTACTGCGGAATGCATGCTGATAGCACAGCTATTTCGCGAAGCTCAGCTAGTGAGACCTTCTCTTTCTTTTTCATTTTATCCGATTTAGATGTTGTTGGTTATGAAGTGCTTGAACAATGTAAAGTTAATAAAAATGTGATATTAAAATGATATCAATTTGATATTTATCAAGGTGCTGATCCTCCGTTATTATTTCCCACCCAAACGCGAGTTGCTAATAATCTCCATCCGTCAGAACCATAGTTGCCCCAGAACCCTTTCCCGGATCCCGAATTCACGTATGCGAAAGACCCCTCGCCCCCCGCCGACGACAATCCGGCTTCTGACTTTGTTGGTAAAGTGAATGAACTTATTGCGAAAAGATTAGTTGCAGAGAATGTCCCACCTATTGTCCCTGATCCAGCATAAAAATTATTGCTTAGGCTCATATTTGTTGCATCTAAACCCGTTCCGACAAAAGTTATATTGCCGAACCCATTGTCTATAATCCTGCTATTGCCGATTGAACTACCGCCAGTCCATCTTGTTACATATCCATTTGTTCCGCCTCCTGTTATCGTTCCTCCGCCACCAACAGAAATAATAAAATTTGGATTATTATTTAAATTTTGAGTATTACCGTTAATTGTAATCGTCCGGTTATCCGGCATCGGGTTAAACCCTAATGCGCTGGTAATCATACCGGCATTAATACTTGTCAGATATCCAAAGTTGCCGTGGTATCCCCAGTTGTAAGCCGTGTTCCCGTTGTTAATCCGGGCATCATTACCTTGCGCTACCTGTCCTGCACTTTGCCCAAAGTTTACGTACAAGCCGTCATAATCCTGCAATAGACCTGCACCTGCCCCAACAAAGAAAGTATTGCCAGAAAGGCCAATACCATAGCCCGCATCGTAGGAATAACTTGTATTGCTTCCTGCCGTAACGCGGCCATAACTGTCTACGGTTACAGAATTGTAAGTACCCGCCCCAACGCCTGACCCAGCCAAATCAATAGTCCAGGACCTGTCTGCCGCAAGGTTCTGCAAACCTGCTGATGAGTTAATCCTTCCGGCTGTTCCATAAACCGCAATGGCCCTGCTGTTTGGTACACGTCCACTAAGAAGAAAATCCACCCCGCCTGCTGAATAAGCATCCGTAATGCCGTACCCAGCCAGGGTCGTTGGGTTTGTTCCTGCCGTTATTCTTCCGTACACGTCAACAGAAACAGACTTATAAACACCTTCGCCGACTCCGGTCGTAGCAAGGTCAAGTGTCCATATCCGGTTTGCTGATAAATCCTGATATCCAGCTGATGAATTAATCCTGCCTGACGTACCAACGATAGCGACCGCACGACCATTCGGCACTCTTCCGGAAAGAAGAAAGTCCATCGTGCCAATCGTGTACGCATCTGTAATCCCGTAACCGGCTACGGTTGTTGGCTTGGTAGTCAGCGAGGCAAAGGTATGCGTATGAGATGCCAATGCATACCGCGCATCGCCCCAAGTGATGTCAAACGCCAGAGCTACATTCGCGGTTAACGCCCCACCTCCTAAAATACCGGTTCCCGCTAAAATCGCTCTGTTTGAACGCGCAAAATCAGACGCGTGAAGCCCATCAAGAAGATCTGCATTGAAGTTTGTTACCAGTGCAGATGAGTTTACAATCAATGGCGCTGCACTAGCCGTATTGATCCTCAACGATCCGGTATCTAAAAAGCTGAATGCAAAATTATATCCACCCGTAAACAGACGGTTAATCCTCAGCTCTGTACCTACGTGCTCAATATTCCAGCCCTGTACATAGTCCGACTCAAAGAAGTTGAAGTATGATGATCCTGCTGTTGAGTTAAGCTCAATCTTTCTATTGCTGTTTCCAAACTGCGTCGTAAACCCGCCTGCAATACGGAGCATTGAGCCCGACTGTGAAACAATTGAATTGGCAATAACTTTCGCACCGGTAAATACGGGTAAGTATCCGGCCGTTCCGTTTCCGGTCATCCCGGTTGACGCCTGTAAATACCGCGCATCTCCCCATGCCGTATCAAAAGCAATGGCCACGTTGGCTGCCAGAGTCCCACCACCAAGAAGCCCCGTTCCGACAAGTATTGCGCGAACAGATTGTGCGAATGTGCTTTCAGATACGTAGGAAATAACACCGGCCGTACTTTTGACAAGTCCTGTTCCGGTCAGTGCTGCCTGTTTAGAATTGAACGTTGTCCAGTCCGCCGCAGACAAAGCACCAGGCGTACTGCCCGTAGCCAATCCCATACTTAATACCTGACCGGCCAGGCTTAACCCGTTCGCAGTACCCAGCGTAAGTGCTGCATGCCGCATGGAATATGCCGTGTTCCAGTTTGTTATGTCAGTCTGAGCGAAATGCTTCGTTGTCCAAAGTTTATAAGTTGGCGTCCAGGTTCCGTAACTGAAAATACGCTGACGGAAATATAGTTCTGCGTTTACATCAGCCAGTATCTGGTTTGTGTATGTTGGGTTAGAGTCTCCGTTACCAGTTGGGGATGATCCGACAAAAGTCAGTATACTACCCGCAGCAGACGGCGCATTGACGGTTGAATTACCCCAACCTTTCACCCCTCCGTTTGAAGCATCGTTCAGATTGGCAACATTAGGAGAGGATATCCACCTATCACCCGAGGCAACGCTCGCAGCAGCCAATTTACCGATCGCTACAAGAACACTATCCGTTTCAGACACAGCCGCGGTGTTTGTAGTAACCAGCCCAGTTAACGGTGTATTTCTTACCCGGGCTTCTGTGAAATAAAGCTGCGTCCCTTCTGCAAGGTTCGTTGTGGTTTTAAGCGCAAGCCTGTTATCAAACAGCGTATTAAAATTTAATGACGCCAGATAAGCAGCATTCCAGTTTGCAATATCAAATCCGGTAAAATGCTTATCCGTCCATATCTTGCGGATCGGAGACCATGTTCCCCATGCGAATATTCTCTGACGGAAGTACATTTCCTGATTCACATCGATCAGGATCTGGTTTGTATAGGAAGGTGTATAATCTCCATCCCCTGTGGTGCTGCTGCCTACCACGGTTAGAATAGTGCCTGCATTGGAAGGAGCCAGGGCCGTTGAATTTCCCCAACCATGTACACCGCCTGCATAAGCATCATTCAATGAAGCTACATTTGGAGCGGATATCCACCGGTTATCGATCGGTGCATTCTGGATTTTAATGATTGTAATAGGCGTAGTCCCTACCGTGATCACAGACGGCGTAATTACCTGCCATCTTGTACCCACTACCGTTGAATCTCCCGCTTCAACCAAATATGCCGCTCCTAAAAGCTCATTACCTGTGTCAGAATCCGCGGCACGCGACCAGCTACCAGATGCTGCAACATACGGCCCGTTTTCTGATGGTGTGCTTTGATTTTGAACCAGAACACGGTCACCGGCAACTGTTGTATAGCCGTTGATCGTTTGGAGTCCCGACAGCGCGATATTGGACGTTGCGACGGTCTTAACCGATATCTTGTTATTCCCATTGGCCGCAATCTGTACCGCCTGTTCCAGGGTAATCGCTGACTTTGGATCAGACCCTTGTGAAAGGATTCTTGGCGCACTGGTAAAATCCCATTCCCCATCTTCAAAATCTACCCCCGGAAGTTCAATATCAATTTCCTCAATTGCGGATAAAGTACCGTTCTCGGTTGCTGTTACCACTAATGTTTTTGAAGGACCTCCGTAAGTTCCGGCCACATCATCATAAACAGGTGAATCTCCACCTCCACCACAGCAGTCTTCAATTGGCAAATCCTCCGGGGCTTCGTCAATCAGCTCGAATTCTGCTTCAAGTACGCCAATGACAACACCGGCGAGATATCCTGTGAAAGTTGATTTGTATTTAGCCGGCTCGTCAATAATAAACTGAACATTATCCGGATCATTCAGATATCTGATCCCGCCAGCTCCCGGCCATCCTGCAATAGATGCGGATAATTCGGTAGGAGTTTCATTGATATCACCCGTTTCAGAATTATAGATAGCTACTGCATCCGCAGCAAGCATATGACCGTTAACATAAGAGCCGCCAATTAATTTGGCATGCTGCACTTTGATCTTGTCAAACATCAACCCATCAAAACCACGGACTGATACACTGTATTTCCCTGATGCCGGGAAAAGGTATTGCCCTCCTGCCTTAGGCATGTTAGGATCCAGAACATCGGTTGTATCACTAATATTCAGAAAACGAAGTCCGGAATAATCCCCAGGTTCCAAAGGAACACGGAAAGAGAAATCTGCTTGTCTGATCGCAACGACACTATCATCCTGTCTGAAATTGGCAACAATCCGGAATGAGGATGGTGCAGAATGTATTCCAAGATCAACCGAGTTTTTAAGACCGAAGATTAAGACCGGTTCTTTCTCTTGCCCGTCAAGGTATTTGCGGCTTTGTGCTATCCCGGTTCTAAGCTCAACATCAAAAGGCACAAGCGCACCCGTCGTTTTGTTGTAAACACGGAAATCCATGTTATTGTATTCAACAGGGTCTCCGTTTGCATCAACCGGCACAGGTATTTCACCTCCCCAGTTTTCAGGCAGATCGATCTGAGTGCCTACCAGTGGCAGGGATTGCAGTGCGTAGTAATTGACAGTATTCTGACGGAAAGTGATCAGGTTGATACCTGGCTCTGGCTTTACCGGTTCGGCTTGTATCTCAAAGGCAATACGGCGCTGATAAACCTGAGCTGCATCAAGCTTATTGTTCATGATCAGCTCGTACTTACCGGATCCGTTTGGATTTTCTGTTTCGCTAAAAAGATCATAGGTTGCTTCACTTACCGCAGGATCTTCCGGGAATACGTTGGTGAATATCTCTTCGCCATCTTTAAACAGCGTGAAATCCGTATTATCAAAGTCAAACCCGGCCAGAATTGATTTGATATCAAAGCTAACCGGCTTTTTAAAAATACTGCTCCCGTCTGGCTCGATTACGCCGATTACCTCATCTTTGGAAGTATCCCAAAGTTCAAAGCTGGCTGCATCTAAATAGGCTTCGTCATATAACGTAAAATCAATCAGCTCGTCACTGATCAATGTATCATCACGGAACGTCTTGAAAGTGTATTTAAATTGACCTGCTACACTGGCAATACCATCCAGTGGTGGAAGTATTCCGTAGGTTGCCTCGTCTGTCAGTTCAACATCCTCTCCACCCGAAACAGATATCGCCGCCCCTGATGGTCCGCCACCAGTTAAAGTCCATTCATACCGGTTATGATATCCGGATACAACTGATTCGATGCCAAATTTAGCAGGCAGGAAATAAAAGCCGGCAAGTTTACCAATCAGTTCATTCTCCGCACCTGATGTATCATAAAGTGAGTGCTTATTAACCGTTTTAGGGATTACGGTCAAAGTCAACTGCTCCGTATGCACATTGCCCAGTGCATCCCGCATTTCAAGAATAATATACCTTGTCTCAATGCGCGTAGGTTTTCCGGTTACTGCAAGCTGGTTGAAAACAACAGACTGTGTGCTTACCCAGTCCGGTTTGCCCTGGATGCGGTAGCTCAGGTTTTCATATACCAGGTCTGGCATGTAATCCGTGATCAGAAAACCGGCAGTCGACTGTTTGTTGATCTCAAAGTATAACACCGGGAACGGGTCAAGGACTGGCGGCCATTCTTCGATTATATCCTCGTTTGGCTCGACAATAACAACGATAGACCCTGTCGATGATTCCCCTGTATCCGGGTCACCTATTAAATAGGGGATGCTATACTGCCCTGATGCTTTTGGATTAGCATCAAATGTAAGTATCAAACCATCGATCTCAATTTCAGTAATGAAATCAGGCTTGCCGAACAATGTAACGACAAACGTGGAAAGATCCGGTATATCTTCTTCCTCAGCGTCTGGGAATAGAAATTCAAGAAGATTCAAATCTTTGATTTCAGGGACACCAGCCGTAAAGGTTATGGTCGGAAGAAGCTCAAAGTTTATCCTTGCGTTATCTTGTAGATCCGCTGGATTTGTAGTCCCGTCAGTAATTGGAACAATTACAGGCCCTATACTAGTTGAGTCGCCTGTGGTATCGTACGTTGCATCGGAATCCCCCAAACGTGTAATACCAGAAACTACCGGTGCGTCTGCATGCTTTAATTCAATTGTATTAACCGTAATTATCCCCCGTAAATCATCAAGGGAATATCGGGTTATCTTGTACCGTTGATCAGGGTTTATATCAACGTAACGTAAATAGTTTTGATATTGGAATATATCGACAGCGTCTTCACCAACCTTAACCTTAATGGAACACTGAACCGTACCCAATGGATGACCAGTCATTGCGATACGGTCCGTAATCATAGAACCGATTGAGGTCTTTTTTTCTGTATATCCTATTCTTTTCCAGTTAGTCGTGTTAGTGTCTTCATTCAGGCGAAGCATAATACCGGAAAGGTAAGCCCCGGACACTTCACCCGTCATTAAAGAGACTTCATTATTCTCATCTTCAACAACACTGTCGGTTTGTAAAGAATAACTTACGCTTGTGGGCATTTCTAAGCCAACTCCCTCGTTAATTGCTACGCCAACACTAAATATTTTAATGTTAATCTGGTTATCAGTCGCATTGGGAGATGCTGTCAGTGCCTGATAAATGCGAACATGTATTATTTCATAAGGTGCCTTAAAAGGAGTACCAATCACTCTTTGATTTATAAGAGCTGTCGGCACTTCGAGTTTTAATTCAGAAGGAGCAATATCTAATTCGGGAGTTGCGCCTTTTGTGGTAAGAACATCCCATTTATGATTCCATGTTCCGTTTCTTTGTAGCCATACCCTATCCGTGCCGTCAGATCGTTCAGACCATACGCTGGTACAGAGATTTATATTTTCAGAGGCTCTGTTAAACGGAACTTCCAGCCGATATAAGACCTTGATAATTGAAGTAGTTACCCACTGATTGAAAGTAAGTGGTGGCGCTTCTACATACCTGGCTGGCTCGACTAGTGTTTCGGTCTTCTTTCCCCAAAAATTTTGTTTTATGCGGATTATATTTGGAGCATAAATAGCCCCGTTGATATTTAAACCATTCGGGGATTCTTTCTTCCCTGTTGAAAAGCTTGACCACTGACCAAACATTGGAACAAGATTCCATCCCACAAAACCATTGGCGTCCATTTCCAATAAATCACCATTCACAATTGGATTTGTATATGGCAATAGATCCGCCTTTGCTGACCACCTTTTAATAGGGCGAAGCGCTGTTACGGATCCAACTTTAAGGGAAAGGGCTTTGTCGTTGTTAATCTCGTAATCTAACGATGGTGTTCTCTGTAAGTTGAAAGTACCGCCAGGAAGATAGTTTTTCTGAGATAAGTATCCGCGGGCATTATCTGGAATACTTCGGATTATCCATTCGTTATTTTCCTGAAAAAGCTCACAGTTGTGCCGCTCCATCAGGTCAAGAAGGATATCATAAGCATACATCCTTTGTCCGTTTGACAAAAGATATCTGTTTGTATTAAGTCGGTACCTAGTAAGCGGGTCAGATCCAGCCGGCATGGTAACCTCCAACGTAAACAAAGAGGTATTAATGTTCAGTGAATGACCAGTCAGGAAAAGACATTTCCGGATAACCTCCAAGGCTACCTTCTTTGGATTTTCATTGATGGTATGCTGATACCGGATCTTTTTAAGCTGCGCAAGTCCACAGGTCGCTTTTAGGGTAACATAATGCGGAGCTTCGGTATATGGTTTTCTTCCATCATACGGCTCAATCCAGCCAGACCAAAGGACTTTATTATTATCAAGGTCATACCATTGAACAAGATGGCTTTGACGTTCTTCAAGAAACTCGGTTATTTCAAGCTGGTATTCTATAATGACTTCAATCGTGGCAACTCCGGAAACAATTAAATTACCGAATACATCATCTGTATCACCTTTTGATAAGCTCCACGGAGTTTTACCACCTTTCCAAAGAATAGGTGTTGCTGAGTATCCATCTTTATAGATACGTATCTCCCGGTTAGCTCCCTGATAAGTAGTATAGGGTACTTTGTATTTTAATCCAAAAGCTGGTATTGCCATTATTAGAATAAAGCGCTATGTTTTTGTTGATTTCTTTCGAGAATGACGCGCATTTTATCCCCGTCTAAAACGATCTCGGTTTGTTCCCAGCCACCACCACTTCCTCCGCCTGATTCTTTAATACTTTGTTTTATCGATTTATCCACCTTCGAATAAGGGGCTATCATTTCAGGGTCAAATCTTGCATTCCGGTTGTCCCCAACTCTTGCCACCATATCTTTATAAGCGAACCCTCCACTTGCAAAGGCAGTCATTGAACCTTTTTCAGCTGTTTTAGTCATGTTATTGCCCAATGCCTGGCCAGCAGCCGTTAAGGCAATACCCGCAACAAGAGCCGTAACTGGATTTTTCATAAACACTTTAAGGGCGATACCGGCCGTACCAAAGGCAATAAGGGATTTACCCATATCTTTAAGCATGGATGCCATAAGCCCCAGAACCTTTTGGGCAAATGTTTCAACGCCGCCAAGGCCGGACATTAAATCCCCCAGCATCTCACCAAAACCAACAGCCACACCACCTACCATATCACGAAGAGCGTTTCCAAGTCCTTCACTAGCCCCAACGGTTTTACTTACAAAACCGGCTAATCTCTGTCCATAAGCCTCTGATGACTCGCCGGCTATTTGTGGTATCTTTTCAAAATACGCTTTAATCTTATCCAAGCTCACCCGTCCACCGAAATAATCATTAAGATCAAGTGAAGCAGCTAACCTGGTTTCGCCAGGGATTCTGCTTTTTGAATTTGCTGCATTAATACCGTCGAGAGTATTTCCGGTTTTGCGGTCAGCAACTCCGCCGAGGATAGATTTAGCTCGTTCTAAACCATCGGTTGTTGTGTCCCCGAGTCTTGATGAGGAGGGCTTAGATAGTTTAATAAGCTCAACATTGAGATTAGCCGTAACACCTAAAAGCTCTTTGTATCCTTGAATTTTATCTTTTAGTGCCTTTTGTTCTTCGTACCACTTTGTTGCAAGATCAATCTGCCACATTTTAAATGCAGCCTCCGTCATTTTAACGTATGCCTCTGCTGTTTCTCCAACAGCCTTGCCTAGTTTTTTAACAGGAGCCTCTCCACCTTTTATCGTTCCCGTAACCGCATCGAGTCCTTTTTTTGCGAATCCAACTGCATCTGGTACATCAAATTTGAATTTGTTTACCAGCTTATCTACACTGCCAACAGCTGCATTGACACCTCGACCAACATCTCCAAAAGTTTTATCCTTGTCGAATATCGCAAATAACCCAAGTGTTAAAGATGAAAATACGCCCAATGCCGCCTTAACTATTCCGCCGAGCGTTGTTACAATTGCGTTTGCGGCATTTTTGAGGATGTTTACCAGGGATTTGCCTAGATTCGTCCAGTCTCCTTGAATTAAATTCACCACCAGCTTAAATGCTTCTGTAATAATACCCAGAGCAGATTGAGTAATTCCCGCAAAAGTATTCCACCACGATGTTTCTGTTAAAAACTTTTTAATAGAATCCCAGTTTGTAATAATCGCGGCGGTAGCAATGGCCACACCGGCAGCAACTGCCAGGAATGGCCCAATGGTCAGCCCAACAGCGCCTGCAATACTCGCAAGTCCGCCAGATAAGAATGGAAGTAGTTTAATAAGTCCGCCTACTGCTCCAATAATAGCAGGCATGATTACCACAACAGCGCCCAAAGCAAAGATGGATTTTTGCGCTTCCGGAGTAAGGTTTGTAAAGTTTGTTGATAAATTGTCAAGAGTGGCACCAAGACCTTTGATTGCATCGGTTATACCCAATGCAGAATCTAAACCTTTACCAATGGTCCCCGAAAAGAACAAGAAACTGTCAGATAACTGCTCTTGTGCAGTTGCAGCTCCACCCGCAGCTGGTGGAATCTTCTCTAATTCAACAATGAATTTTTCAATAAAACCATCAGTGCCAATTTTGGCCATGATTTTATTTAATTTCTCAGCGTCCGTAGTTTTAAATGCCGACTGTAAGGCATCCATTGTCTGTGGAATACGGCCGCCTAACTGCCTTACATCGACAGTATTTATATTTCGCGTCGATTTGAATTGTTTTAGATTAACCAAGGCGGGATCTAAGTCAACAGCAGAGCCCCCAGCATCGGTTATAGCATTTGCAAAAGCTTTGATCGACCGGGTAGCTAAATCGCTCTCCATTTTCATTGCCTTTAAACCGATCAGGTTTTTAGCAGCATCGAAAACACCGACGTTTGGTAATTTAGCAATCTCACGAACCCCCTCAATAGTTTCTCCGTAACGAATTAATCCCCGTTCAAGCTTCTCTAACTCTCCGAAGTCTTTATATGATTTGCCAGCAGCAAATAATGCAGGCAGTGTACCAACAAGGGCCATTTTACCGGCGAAACCTTGAAGGTCATCACCCAGCTTTATAAGACCTCCTCGGAATACAGCTTGTTCTTTATTAGCTCGTTTGTAAGAATCAACAAGCTTGGAATTCATATCAAGGACCGTACCGCGAACCGCAGCAGAAGCCCTTTTCATTCCTTCCAGAAGACCGGCAATATTAGCACCGATTCGTATGTTGTTCGAACTTAAATCGCCAGCCATTTACTTACCAGGATTAAATAATTTATTGAAATACTCTTCTTGCGCAGGTGTATAAACCGGGATAGAATCAATGGCGGAAGGTACTTTTTTCAAATCTTCTTCATCCAGCGGACGGAATTCCTCGATTGAAATATCTTCTCCTTGACGGCCGGCCATGATATAGGTCCAGTAAGCCCCAAACCTGGTTCTTTCCCATTGGTACTTTTGATCAAGCTCATAACCTTCCCGCATAAGGTTGAACTGGAAAGGCGTTAGATTTTCCAGGTCTAAGGACGATAGCCTCATTTTACCGGCATCTCTATACCAATCCCATTTATCAAAAACTAGGCGTTTTTGCTTTGCATTGCGTTTACGGCCTCGATTGCGGGATTGAGCTTTTTTGACACGACTCCGATAGCACTGATATATCCGGTAAGTACTTTATTTAGCGCTGGGTCATCACAGGAATCAAACAGATCGTATAGTTCGTCCTTGGTAGTCCATTTTCTATCCTCTGGCTTGATAGCAGCCTGGATTAAAGCCGGGATGGCTTCTATGCCAGTCAGATCATCCAACACGGAAAGTGGATTAGTAATTTTTGGATTTTCTTCCGGAAGGCGCAAGAATGCGGCAACTCCAAAATTTAAAGTATAAATGTTTTCTCCTAGTTTGAGGTTGAATTTGGTCTCGGTAGGAATGATTTCAGGACTTTTCGATTTGGCTGACATGATGATGAAGATGTAAAGCCCTGCCGGGTGACAGGGCTAAGGTTTTTTTTGACTATTAAACTAATTTTGAAATGGTACCTTTCTTACGAGGGGTGATCGTTGCTGTGTAGGTTTGTAATCCCTTAGGATCGCCGGATTCACCTAGCGCGGTAACAAACCCTTCAAACTCCTGAACTGTATCTCCCACGTGCGGGCGGGCGTATTTGAATTTCTTCAATGTCCCTGCTTCGTGCCATAAAAGAAGGTCATAGTACGAAACGTTATTAGCTTGATCCACAGATGCGTATTCTTTAACCTGTCCGGTTAAGCTAAACGATTTTACCGCATCAGCACCTGACATCAACATCTCTGTTCCGCCGTAACAAGCAGCTTCAAGCGTTTCTTTGTCGCTGGTATAACTGATCTGGGTAGCGCATTTTAGTACGACATAAGTCTCATTATCGGCTTTATCAACCGATAGTACGGTCTCTATCCCCCTTACGGTATCTACTGCTCTTACGCTCATTTTATATAATTTTTAGTTGTTGATGATTTAGTTTTTAGGCTCGGCAACGGCTTCGTATTCAATTATTTTCAAGTGGATGTCATCATCTTCATTGTATTGATCAGCAGCCTCTTTGCCACCCATGATCATAATTCCAACATTGTTTATGATGCCTGTAAAATCATCAAGAGAAAGTCTGATTGCCTGCATTACATCGTAAGCTTCTGAATATGACTTCGCGTAAACCCCAATTTCTACAACACCTTCTTTTGCTCCTCTCGGGTCGAAACATCCCTGCTTTTCCATTCTGTCCGAAAAGACATATATTGCAGGATATGGAGTACCCGATTTGATTACATTCGGCTTAATCCTGTTGCCTACCAGATCGGTAATTTCTGATGTTGCCAATAATCTCTCTATGAATGCTGGTGTAATCATTAGAATTTTCCCTGAGGTAAATTATTGCGAGCCCATTTTTGGAAACTCAAAGCCATTAACTTTCCGAATGTTGATTGAACAGTAATAATTGTGGCATCAAAAGCGACCTTTAAAAAGTCATTAGGCCCATGTTTTTTGCCTGATCGATCCGTAAATCCCCTGGTTATAAAATGGGTTCTCCATCCAACTTTGCCAGTCTTTTTAGAAACGCCTATCAATACCCTGGCAACTTCTCCATGCTGAGTACCGGAAACAATCTTCATTCTCATATCCCGTCTTGTCGCTCCACCTCGCGCTAACGCTCCTGTTTGTACGTTTCCTTTTTTACCGACCGGTACACCTGCGCGCGCAGCTTGATACATTGGTTTAGCTGCCGTCCTCAACGCGCTGCCAGCAACACTTCTTGGAAGTACCGACTCGTACCTGGCTAGTCCTTTTTCAAGAGCTACAAGTTCGCTGACATCAATGTCGATCATTGTATAATCTTTGTTGTGATACGGATACCCTCTCTTCTCCCTATCTCTACTGACGGTGCTGTAATCTCATATATTTTACCATCATGAAGATCTTTTAAGCGCCATCCGGTATGTATTGATAAGCCAGGCAAAAATCTTATTTCCCACTCAACCATCGCAATCCCCTGAATAAGGTTATTACTTTGCGACTCATCCTGTTTTGAGGCGCTATCTTTTCGGTGAGCAGGGTAATTTGAATAAACAGTTTCAAAAGCTACATTTTCATTAAATGAATCTACTGATGCGGAAGGTTTTAAAAATTCAACCCTGCGATCCAGTTTACTTGAAAATGATCTGTTATCAGCCACTGTTATTTAGATTTTGGTTTTACAGTATTATCGGCGTCGACAGATTTTCCCTGCTTAGGCTTTTTAATCTCCTCGATGTATTCTCCTGCTACAAGCCATTGTGCTGCTAATTCATCAAAATCAGCCTCGTCACCTATGGCATAGTCTGATCCAGGTACGGTTTTCAATACTTTCGCTCTCATTGCTCAGAATTCTGTTTATTTGAAAATATTCTATTAGCAGACATACCCTATTCTGTAATTCTCCATTAACTTATCAGAAAGTGTCTTCTTCTCAGCCACGATATCTCCGCGGGTGTCAAATTGCTGCACTATCATTGATCTGATTGCTAATAGTAAATCTCCCGGCACAGTGCCTTCTGGCATACCAGCTTTGAATGTAATTTTATAGTCATCTATTTCTCTGTCAACTGGATAATCGATCCATTTAATTTCGGACCGCAATGTTCCTAATCTTTTTAATCGGTATTTAGTGGTATCAATAGGTGTGTAATTATCTGTATCGTAATAACTAATACCTACGATTTCCTGTACGTAGAATACATCTTCGAAATCACATGGACGGCAATCTACGTTCCATTCGTAGGTAGATATTCCAAGTGATAAATTACAAGTGCTTTCTACTCTTGAAACAGCGGATTGAATAGCCATTACAATAGAATTATCTTCCCCGTCATAACCCGGAATATCCATCCTCAACCATTCCCTTGCTTGCGGAAGAGTAACGATATCGTGATCGTATCTTTGAACTATGAAGGGGAAGCTTTTTTTCACTTGTTGTTTGGTTTGGCTGCGTTTTCAGCAGCTTTATTCATTGCTGTTTCCTGCTTTGGCTTTTCTTTATGGGAAGTCAATTCTTCAATATACTCCTCATCAATCAGCCAGGGTTGAGACTCCAAATCGAAGTCTGATTCATCCCCGATACTATATCCAGTACCAGGGATGGGTTTTAAAACTTTTCCTTTCATGATTTCTATTAGAATTAAGCTCTAATTTGATTATACAGTGACGATGTCTTTGTAATAAGCAAATGCCTCTGGGCGATGAACCAAAACGTTAAAGAATCCTTGCGCCACAATTCTGATTTGACCGTCACCAATCATTGTGTATGGATCCACTGTTAAATCAATACCACCCCATTGGCCAATGTAAAGTTCCGACCAGTCTCCAAATATCGCTGCCGAAAGGTTAGTTCCAGTTGACTTAGTAAGATCAGAAGGAACCATGTTTGACATCACATATGGGTAGTTCAAAAGTCGTTCCGTTTCAAGGATAAACTTATCACTACCAGTAGCGATTGTGGTATTTGAAAGAGCACCCTCAGTAACTGCATTGATCAACCATGCTAATTTACTACCACGGATATTACGCTTTAAAAGAGCGGTGCGTAAGGCGATTAGGTTTGCACGAGTCAAAGCCGCACCAGTGGCACCAAGTCCAGCAACATTTATAGCCGCAACACCAGCGTGATTCAAAATACCCATTGGCTGGTTATTCGATCCAGTTCCACTAATAGCAGCAATATCAACACCTTCTTGCAAGGAGTACACAATCTCCTCACGGATTTTTCGCTCAATGCTTGGTGCTGTTTGGCGAAGGAATTGGAGAGAATGAACTGTATATGTTCCAAGTCTCTTTGGAGCAAGTTCATCCAGTGCGAATTTTACATTTGATTTATCCAGCGCCCCAACCTCAGCCTTCCATGTAGCAACTGGTCGCTGAGTTAGTCTTGTAAATGAAACGTTACCAGTAAGATCATTTAGGTAAGTGGCTCCCAATTGACGAGTAACAAGGGCATTGCGCAGCATGTCCATCATTGATAAATTATTATCAAGATTTGTTTCAACTACCGCCTTACCATCTTCTGGCTGTGTTGGCATTGTTACAGAATTGTCTCGTGTAGACAAAATTCTAGATGGAATACCTACGCCAAAAATCTCCTGATTAAATCCACGAGCTTCTGCCTTTGCTTCTTCGTTAAGTTCTTTTTCAAGACCTTCCAAAGGTTCTCCGTCTTTAATCATCGAACGGATCATTTTAAGCACTGAGAAATTTCGAAGATCTTTTTTATCCTGCTTCGATTCCAATTGAACCGGTTCTCCAACCAATCCAAGAGAAAGAGCACGTTTTTTAGCAAAATCCTCGTGTTTTCTTTTCGCTTCGATATCTACGTCGAGCTGTTCAATTTCGGTATCCAACGCATCAAACTGAGAAGATTCCTCAGTGGTTAATTCACGCGCTTCGGTTTTTGCCTTCTGTAACAGGTTGTTCGCATCAGTGATTTTCTGATTACGTTCTTCCTGTAATTGTTTGAGCGTTTTCATGTTTATTAATTGGTTTTTAGTTTATTGATGAAGTGTTGTTATGCAATAAGTCTTAATCTGTTCTCAGCATATTGACGTAGGAAATGTTCGTTTTTGCGCTTTTCGAGATCCTCGCGCTTCTTAGTTTCTTCAATGAAGCTATCGAAAGATCTTTTTGCAACTGAACTAGTTGATTGAGAGTACGCCGGAGTCGTTACAGGAGATAGGTCGTAAAGCTTCTCAATTTTCGTGATGTGACGAATATAAACTTGGTTGTTTTTATCCCACTCCCAAGTATCTCCGTCCTCAGCAATGCTAAATGCGAACGAGCTGCCAGTAATATCCCCGCGCTTCATTGGAGCTAAAACCAAGTCGCGTATCGTCTGAGTTTGCGGAGCGTCAATTTCATAAAACACGCCATCTGTCTCAATTTTGAAACGCATTGTTCCACTGGAAGATCTCCCAAGAACGTAATTGCTGTCATGATTGAATAGTCCGACTACATCAGATATGTCTGCATTGTCAAATGCGTTTTTATCAATATACTCATAGAAGAAACCAAGTTTGTCCGATCGCTGACCAAAGACAACACCCATACCGCTGATGATTTCAATACCATCTTCTCTTGTTTCAACTTTCGGACTCAATACCGGCTGGAATCTTAGTTCCTTCTCCATTGCCTGTGTTTTTAGATTTTAAAACTTCGTCTGCCATATCAAGAGGCATCATATTTTGCTGTATCCAGTGACGATCGCCACCTTGAACAGCTGGAAGCTCATCCCATCCACGAACTTCGTTTTGGGTATAAATTCCATTTTGTATCATTTTTGAGACATACTCTGCATAAGATTTGGCATCCCCGCGAAGTAGATTTCTGAAATTCAGTTTTGTATAGTATCCGTTCTTTTGCTCGTCAAATGTCAAGCACTTGTAATTAATCTCTTGCTCCAATTGAACAGCTTTTGGAATTATTACGGTATTTGTCACACTGATGAACATCGACTCCACGCCAGTTCCAAACGAAGTCTGTTTTTCAGTATCTCCAAGCATTGACATCGGCAACCCGAAAGATTTTGCAATGTCCTTATCAGTTTGGTCTAAAAATTCTATTACCTGAGATTCTGTTGTATCTCGCCCTATACTTTTATAGTCAACCCCTGCGCCTAGAACGATTATACCATCTTCGTCTCTGTGAATACCCTGCTTGATGCGTTCCTTATAGATCTCAGCTGCTTCTTTGTTCGTTGGATCAAGTTCAGTTGTTATGATACCAGAAAGAAAAGCTCCTTTTTCATAGTACTTGTTTGCAAACTTTTTTGCCAGCAAACCAAGCTTAATAGTCTGATCTTGCCAATTAACAACTGAATGTCCACAATTCCCGTCAAGCCCTAAATCTTTAAGAAAAATTACATCATCCTCGCTTAGGACAATATTAGATTTGCCATTCACCTTAAAGAAATACATTCCGGTTTCCGGATCTTCATATATGGTTACCTTACTTGATGAGTGAGGAACCAATGCAACTGAATTACCCATTCCATCTCTGATAATTTGCGATAACGCAAATCCATATACGAGCATGTTCGCCATCATGGTTCGCTTCCAGATATAAGGACTCATCCTGGCATTTGGACGGGTATGAATTAGGTAATGAAGTCGATGGTTACTTGCTACTTTACTACCACCTGAGTCCAATGACTTATAAACAGAGTATGGCTGAGACGCTACCAAGTCAGAAATTACTCTGACACAGGAAAAAAAAGTACTTACTCCCATTGCCGACTTAGCAGTAACTGCTACTTTGATCGGGTCTATGCCTATCGCGCGCAGAAAGGATGCCTCCAAATCCGGGATGTGACCTACGGTATTTGATGACATCCGTTGTTCCGGTTCTTCCGAACCAAATCCGAACCACTTTTGAAAGATGTTTGACAAGAGATTTCCCTATTTTATACGAAAATAATGCTCGTAAATGGCTAAAAGGGTAAACTATGTTTACTTTTTACGATAAATAATTACTTTGAATGATTCGAACGAGGAATAAGGGCAATTATACCCTTTTAACTCACACAACTCAACTGTTTTATTGAACGAGTCCCTAATAGTTAACCCATTGGATTTCAACTCTTCAAATATCCTTATAAATCCTTTTTTAGTTAGCGAAAGGTCTACGTTTTTAATTTCCATTTGTTGATTTACCATACGGCTATTTTATCCTGATATTTACTTTGATAATTCCATGCTAAATATTCTCCTAGCGCCATAATCATTGCAACTACGCCATCAATTTTATCTTTGCTTTGCGCTTTATCCGTTTTGATGTTGCCAGCAGGATCTGTTGATATTGAAACGTTTCCTAGCATCCATGCAGTTACTGGATTCCCATCATGCTTAATTACTTCATCGACACATAACTTTTCAAATTCTTTGGTTGGTGTACTCATCGATGCAAACCCTTGTCCAAACTTTTGCATTTTAGCCTCATATTTAGATTTTACGGCTCCTTTCCCCGGAACGAAAGTTGTTCCTAGTTCGTCATCCAAGTTTTGAACTAAATCTGATGAGTTCCACCTGTCGTATCCACAAAATTTCAAGTCCCAATAACTGGCTGATGCCAGTATATCCATTTTTATATAATTATAATCTGTTGTCTTTCCGGGAGTTTTAACTAAATACCCATCATTAATCCAGTCCATGTAATCAATTCCGGATCTTACTGCATTTTTTGCGGCCTCTTCCGGTACGTAATGTGTCGTCGTGAAGTAGTTATATTCAGGAAAGTACAAAGAAAATGAACAAATATCACTTGTTGTGGCCAAATCCAATCCTCCATAACACACAGCTCCTTTCGGAGGCTTAAATTCAGAGTCTGCCATTCTTTTCCATGTCTCTGATGGTATCCAGGTTATGGCAGCATCCACCCACATATTTAAATGTTTGGTCTTAAACTCTACCTCGGCACGTCCATTCAATAATGCCTTTTTAAATTCACCTCTTAAAAAAGGCATCCTAACAGAAACTCCTATATTCGGATTAGCTTTTACCCATGTTTTTTCATCTTTCCAATCATCCCCCTCATCAATACCATGAATCATGGTAAAAATGTTGTCGATATCGATTTTCCCTTCTAATACAGATGTGCATATGTCTCTGTATTTGTAACATGGTCCCTGTTTGTTATCTCCTGCCGTCGTGATTATAAAAAATAAAGGCTGAGTTCTGGCAGCCATACCGGATTGAAGCGAAACTTTAACCCCATCTGTCGTATGAACGTGATATTCATCAAACAATACACAGTGTGCATTCTTTCCCTCTGTATTTTTAGCGTCGTGAGATACTGCATTAAATTTAGCCCTGGTGGCTGGAATAGTTAAATTGTATTTAAGCCTCTGGACTCTTTTATTAAGAGCAGGCGACCGCTCAACCATCGCCACCGCTTCTTCGAAACAAATACTGGCCTGATCCCTGGTGTAAGCTGCGGCATAAACTTCGGGTCCATTCTCATTGTCAAAGGCCATGCAATAGAGTCCTATACCAGCCGCAGTTGTAGTTTTTCCGTTTTTTTTACTCAGCTCTATGTAAGCCTCAGTAAATCTCCTTTTACCATCTTCTACTTTTTGCCACCCAAAAACGGATGCGACAATAAAAGACTGCCAAGGTTCTAATTTAAATGCTGCTCCATCCGTATCGCCTTTTGATAAACTGAGAAAGTCAAAAAAGGTTAATGCTTTTTGAGCAGCCAATTCATTAAAAAAAATGCCCCTTTTTTTAGATTCTTTTAAATCTTTAAAATGCCTTTGAACAGCAAGTCGCGCGTAATAACCAACGGATATATTCCCGGCCAAAACGTCATTCGCATATTCGTAAGCGGTTTCAAGTTTGTTCATGAAAAATACTAAGCCATTCGCATTGCTTTTTCAAAAGGATCCTCTGGTTCCTTAGGCTCACCTTTAATTTTAGTGCGTCCGGACGGCGTGAATCCAAACTGACCGGCAATACTAAGGGCGTTCTTCAATGCGCTATTTTTTATAGCTACCCAAGGAGAGGGCATAGAGTATGCGCTTCCGTCTTCTCTAAATATTGTATTAACAAAACCTCCTGTCTTTAAGGCTCTTACGGCTTCAATGTAATTTGACATTTCCTGGCAATAGGCTGACAGTAGTGCTAAATCAACACGGTGTAACATTTCCAAGCTGACAAGTTCGGTACATACACTTTTCCATTCTTTCTTTGCATCCTTTGAAAGATATGGAGGTGGTGAAGGAGCGTAATCCATTTTTGATGGCATCATCTCATTTGCTATTGCCCGATCAGCCCTGAATGTTCCTTTGAGCTTTTTAATCGCGGTGGATGTAGGTGGTCTTCCTGCTGCCATTGTCTTTTTTATTATTTTTTGCCCTCATTTTTTGATACTGTTTTTTGAAATTTCAATTTGGTACCCCCTCTATTGAATTTTGACACGATACGAGCGAGGTTAGGCGTGCGGTTGCCAAAAAAGGTCAATTAGACTTTTGACCCACCCCACCCTTTGGTCGATTGGTTTGTAGTACTTATACTACAAGATACAATATCATTAAATTGTACTTTTCTAATATTATTTCTATTTTTATACCCGATTATCCGGCTTTATACTGAAACCTATTGCACTATTCCAATATATTCCTCTATATCATTCTCTCTCCATGCACCATACCAATCGATGAGGAATAGCCAATCTCTCTTAGTCATGTAAGCATTAAACCGCTTCTTATCCACATGAAGATGAGGAAAGCACCTGCGGTATAGATCATAGGCTATCGTCTCTGCTTGCCACTCTATCTTTAATTCTTCACTGATCAAAGGTTCCTTAACTTCGAACATTTCCAACTCGAACTGCATTGCATGACCCATCTCATGAAACAATGTACCGTATGGTGTAGACGTCCTACCTAGTGCGATGGTACTACTATATCCAGCACAATAACCACCACAATTCAAGTTAGTAGTAGTCAACTCATATCCAGATAACTCACCTACCAATGATGGGAGATCAGCTGATGCCAGGTTATTCTTATGGAATTTACTCACATATGAATCAATGAACTGATTGATCTTGGGAGTTAAAAGCAAAGGGCTTACTTCTGTATGAATTATCAATTGTTCTCAGTTTTAATACAGTGTTACTAAATCGATATCGTATTGCTATTCCGTTACAGTAGTCGGCTTACCTGCCATGTGTAACTCTCTCCTCTTTATGAGTCTCTTGTTTAACTTCCAACAACCATAGTTCATAATGGACAACAATGCGACCACTGCACATCCTCTAATAGCGAAGGTATTAAAACCTAGCATCCAGGCTATCAGTACAATAGCGGTTAATCCTACAAATAATAGCAACAATAACCCAAGAATAAGGCCTATACCATGCGCTACATCTTCATACGAATCTATCTTTTTCTTCCACATCTTATACTCTGGTGTGTGTCGATACTTAGCCTCTTGTGCAGCTTCTAAGGATTCTTCTAAATACTTTTGGAACCGGGTTGACATAACAATATTTTATTTGTGGCGAATCGCCGTAATTAGAATACTTCAATCATCTAATCCCCATTGATCAACAGGGCGAAGTAACGGTTCGATATGTACGTCTTCCTTTATAGATACAAACGACAAACCTGCTTGTGATTCGCTAACACCAGACAACTCAACCTTTATATCCATCTTACCCAGTATCTTAATCAGAAGCCTTGCTGTATCTACATGAAATAAGAATTTACCAATGTTATCAGGCAACCATTGATACAAGGTGCTACCATATGTCTTACCTGCACCAACCCAGTCCGCTATCATCTCAAATACATAAATAGTCGGCATTGGCAATATTTCAATACCACCAGATCTATTCGGATTAATCCAGTACTCCGGATGATGAGGATTATTCATCTTATGATGATGCCATGCAGATTCAAATGCCGCCTTTAAATGAGGTGGATTATCTTGACCAAATCTGTAACTATAATATCCAAACGCCTCATTAGCTGAGAATTTAGAAATATCATGCTTCCATAAGTTTCGCCTGAACTCATCTTTATCAAACTTAAATTCATCTATCCACGGCGCTTTAAGTAAGTTGATTCCCGCCCAATAGACAGCGTTCTTGTGCGGTATAACCTTTTCTTCAAAATATGCATACATGCAGTGATAAACAAAATCATCATGATATCCGAAGTCTTCCACCGTGAACTTATTATATAAATACTCTGTGAATTCGAATAATCCAACACTCTTCCCATCAGTGAACTTAGGGAACAGGTTTCTCATGAAAGCCTCTCTATTTTCGGTACTTTTTGAATAATCTACACTCATTTCGATTCAGTTTATTGATGGTTTCCTTCTTTGTCTATTCTCCTCCGATGTTTTAATTACGTGACAACGCTTACATAATGATTGAAGGTTATCGTAATCCCAAGGATCTCCACCATCTGATATAGGGATAATGTGATCCACTTCATTAGCTTCTGATAGTCTTCCTTTCTCGTGGCATATCTGGCAGTAAGGATCTCGCCTTAACTTCTCCGGCCGTACATGGTCACGCCACCGGCGACTATCCCGGAGCTTTCTTGTTTCCTTATTAACGGCCGGCTTTGCCGAGGACAGCCACGGTAACTTTCTAGCCACGAGAATTAAGTATCTGTTGTCTTATGAATATTTCATCATTAGCCTCGTTTCGGGTATGGAATACATCCTTAGATTCGACAACTGAACGCCTAACTACTGCGCTCAGCTTGATGCTTGCTTCATATTCACCCATATCAATGATAGAGCATTTCAAAGCCGTGTATACTCCACAATCCAAGGCTATAAAGTAAGCTTCTTGACCAATTTTAAATGATTGAGCGCGCGATAATCTGTCAGCCTTTTCCTTTACTTCCTTCTCTTTGATTTCCTTAGCTTCGTATGCTTCATCCAAAGTTGAATGAAGTGATTCAAAAGGCAACCATGCCAATCCATTACCTTTAACTAGTGCCTCTGTTTTACCTATCGCTGTGATTACACCGTTCCAAAAACGCCCTTCGCCACCAAAGAAGAATACAGATTGCCCTATTTTAAATTTAGTTAGGACTTGGGATGGATCATGATTAAGTAAGTGCCTGATACTGGGCAATCCGAAACTCTCTCTAACATCGTGGATCCAATTATGCCCCCTACTATACAAATTACACATCACATCCAATTCTGGCTGAGGGCTACTAGACTCCTTGATATCCTTTATTAGATCATCCAGAGTGCGTCTTTTCGGCTCGCCCAACTCAGATTTGTCATTCTCATTATCGCCTTTGCAAGGACCTCCATAAATTTGACCAGGTATTAAATCAACCTTGAACTCTTGATTAAAAGTGACCTTAATCCGATCACCCACTTCCTCAGCAGTTAGATCAGATTTACCTAATTTGATTGATAACATATCCTTTTCGATTTAGTTGTTGATGAATATTGTTTTAATATAGCTATCTACTTCTTGCCTCATCGATCACATTTATATATATTATTTTAATATACAGTATGATTTATTTCATATTACTTTGAACTCATTTGACTCTTTATGAATTATTATAATGGTCACATCACTAAAATTTAACGACCATCATACATGAAAGACTTTATCGACAAACTTGAAGTAAGAATTGCTCATAAATGGGCAGGGGCAATTAAAAGACCTCACGAAACATTATCTGGTACATTTCCTGATGCTTATGGGTATATACTTCAAGAAGACCCAACAGCATTCCTTTATTTAAACAGCAACCCAAAAGGCGCTTTCCCTGCACTCACTCTTTATCTTACCAACGACCACTCTTTATTTACTCAAAATGAATTCCATCTAATCGGTAGTATAACCGAGAAATACGTAGAAGGAATCGAGAATATTATTACGTACTGGTTTTACCCTAATGATAATCCGGATCTATATCCAGGTAAATACAAGGTTGTTTTCGGTAATTTAACGAACCTCGGACTTGATGTGACTGAAAACTGGTCAATCGCCGAAATACTTAATGACATTGAATCCCGAATTAAAAATTACAATCAATAAACTTTTCTACCTTTGTCTCTCTACTGAGTATGTAGAGGGAGGGTAAGTCATATAAGAATCTCGGTTTCGGGGTTCTTTATTTTTTTACTGCTCCTGCTAGTATTTAAGCTCTTTAATTTTCTTGTAAATTCGATTAGCAAACAATTGATAGCCCACCGTATTCAAGTGCAGGGAGTCTGAGCGCATCCCGGTTGGAATAACATTGTTTCCTAAATCAATTATATCCTGAGCACTTGGAGTATATCTAAGCTCTGCCATTTCATCAGCACTTGGTGGCGTTCCCTCAACGTAATTGGATGGGTATGCCGCTTTCAGCTTTGCATTGTGTGCCTGGATAGCAATATAATTCGCTGTGCCAGTTATTTCCGCAAGTGCAGTGATAACACCTACCACGATTACCCGTCTCGGCTTCTCAATAAAAGCAATGCAATTATCTACAATCAAATCAACTCCTGTTAATGCAGAAGCGTCATTTCTACCCATCCAAAGTACCTGAATGTCAGACATAGCACTCACTGCATAATCCGGAATAAAGATTGAATTATCTGGAACTGCATCAGTAGTTGAAAATGCAGGGGTTATAGTATACACTTCAACCTGAGAAGGAGCGGTGCCCGTAGCAGTTCTTGTAATTGTACAGGGAATACCATTAACTGTTCCTTTCTCCGTTTTAGTCGCATTTGTAGCTGCCGTAGAAAGGAACTGAGTTGAAATGAAACTTAAAACGATTGGCGTCAATGCCGTAAATACTCCCCCAGTAAGTGATATCCTTATCTGAATTCCACCTTGACGGCATGCAATTTGAGCCGCTTTTTGGCCTCCAATAGCATACTTGGAAACGAGTCTGGATGGCAACATCCGCTTTAAAAGTGTAGCAGGGGATGTCCCGCCGGTATCATCAAGAAGACTATCTCCGTAACATGTTATTTTGTCGGAAACTCCGAAATTATCTGAAATATCTAATTTGATCATCAGGGCTATACAATTAAACTAAAACCTTGTGCATGGACATAAACACTCATATTGGTAGCATCAACCAAGCCAAACTTAAAACCGCGCTGAGCAGCACAAACAATAGGAACCTTAAATTCCAATTGTACCGTTTGTTTGGGTCCGATATACCCAATAAACAATGCAGTCGGAGATGAAGTCAACTCTTGTACTTTAAATAAACTTTCTCCTGTTCCGGTATTTTGCACCTTTAAAGAGCACAGTGATTTCTTTATGGCGGGTGACCCGCCTGTTACCAAGTCGAAAAACGTAGTATTTATAGTTGCTGCTTGTGACATAAAATTCCAAGCAGAGTCTGCAAGAGTTAAGTAAGAATCATTTCTTGGAACGAAAGGCACATCCGTCAAACTAACTACGACTTCGTGAGGGGTAGTTAGTCCGATAGATCGCAGCCTGACGAACTTTGTTACTCTGTTTCCTGCATAAGTAATAGTACCGAAGTTGGACTGGTTAAATACCGGAGCCAGGAAAGGTAAAACCTGATTGGTAGTGGCATGATTGGTTGATGCAATTTCAACGCGCAACGGAGTCCATTCATTCCCATTATTTGACCCTTCAAAGGTTAATTGAGTAACTCCACTTGTGCCGTTGTTATTCACAGAGACATAAAAGCTTTTAAATCCTTTCATCTCCCACGTGAAAGAACCATCCTCCGTCAATAAAGTACGAAGGGTTTTCTCAGGGCTTTTGGTAAGCAAAGCCGCAAATTTAAATAGAGCGTCTGTTTTTAAAGCCATTATTCTGTGTAATTAAAATCTAATCCCATGTGAGCCGCTTTTTGTACTGCCGGAAACCATATAAAGTATTCACCTGGATCATTGTATACAGATGCTTGGTTTATAAAAATGGTTCGCTTTAACGCCCCTGTAAAAAGAGCCACAGCCTGAGCATAGGTGTCAACCGTAACGTCAGAATTTAAAGCCGCTTCAATGTCTTCTTTCGCCTCCAACACAACCTGCGTATTCCCCGCTACTTCTTGGCGTTTAGTCTCTATCTGAATAGCGGTAAGACTTATTGCCTCAGCTTCTGCCTCAACATTGGCATGCTTTTCAGTGACATCGGCGGCAAGTGCTATTAACTCATCGCTCTGGTCGCCGGATTCTCCTTTGTCGCCTTTTGGACCTTTTAAATTGACCTGAACCGTTGCTGAGGTATTAGACGGGGTACCAAAGCCGCGGTCTGGCTTTATCTCGAACCCATTCTTATATACGTCATTTAAAATTACCTGGCATTTTGCGATGGCTGGCATCTTGGCTACCTGCTCTTTGGTGAAGCTGATGAATACACTATTGCCCACCAATTCAAAGGTTTCTACGCTGTATTCTTTCATTCCAGAGCTGTTTTGTAGCTCCACTCCAACCGTAACGCCAGTTAAATCGCCCACAATGATATATTCAAGTTCTAGCGAGTTTTCTCTATACGCTATTACTTTACCTACCTGTTCAGGCCTAGTGTCAATATTTACCATTTCATTTTACTGATGAAGTGTTTTGTTTCCTGGTGGCTTTAAGAGTAAAATATTGGGCAGAAGTCCGCCCTTTATTTATCATCTTACCCTTAACCTTTATTCCTTTTATCTTTTTGCTGTATGGGTTTACATGTGCTTCATGATCCCAATGCAAGTATTTTTTATTTCTATCAAATAAGAATCTGATCTCGTCAATGTAAATAGGTTCTTTTGATTTTAACTGACTTGCGAATCTTTCTAAGTCAGAATAATAACCTTCCTCTTCTTTTTCTCTCTTTAATGATGCTATCTGAGCATAATGAGGGGCCAATGAGGCTCCGGCCAATAGTATTTCAATTCTTTTGAATTCAGAAGACATTCGAGCACTGTCGCGTCTAACTATTTCAACAAACTTATCCGTAGCTTCTTTTAAATCACCCAAAGCCTTTATCATTTCCGGATGCATGATAACTGCCAATGTCACACTTTGAGCATGTCCGGGAACTGAATCAGGATGATTAAGGATGTCTTCGCTATCTCCTTCAAAATTAACATTTATTCCCTCATCTGATGCAGAAATAGGAAGAATATTTTCTGCTTGAACTATGTGTATCATGCTGCATTCTTTAAATGCTGATTTATTACTTCATATCGAAATAGCAAAGACTTGGTATGGCTTCGTACAGCAGTAAATAATCCTTTCCAGCCTTTAATCTTTGCGGTATCCTGCTTAGATACTTTTTCACCACTGATAGAGTAAAACTCAACATGGCCAATAAATAAGCCAAACTTTGGTTTAATGCCGCAGTAGTTACCGTTCATGGATTTGTGCCAGAATTCCCAGGCTCCATTCGCAGTGTTTGTGTATTCCCATCCAAAGTAATGCATGAGGGTTTTAACCTGTGAAAGGTTTAATGATGGTTTCATTTGTTGATAAGTATATAATTAACAGACAGAAAGAAAATTTGCTTTCTGTAATTTTCATATCAAATACGATTTTATAGCATTAAGAAATTCATAGAAACTAACGTCTTCTGACTGAATTTTGTTAATTGAATTTGAGTAATTAGGATCGTCTTTCATTTTAAGGTGAATTATCAAATTAATACCATGGTAATGCAGTCGCAAGAATTCCTCATTCGAAAAATATCCTTTGCATTTCACTTGAATAAACAACTGAACCAATTCACTTATTGTGATTTCAGATCCATACATTCTCCTCATCTTGGAATGAACCTCCTTTATTAAAGGCAATATTTCTTTTGAGTCTATCTGAGCAGCATTAAGCCGCATAATTAATTTCCGGTCCGGGTTTAATATATCTAAATAAAAATCCCTTATCTCATTAAGTATTTTTAGTTTCATCTTTTGATAGTTAGTTCTATTGTTACCCATTCATAATTAGAAATAAAATCTTCGTAATCAGACCCAACAAGGTGAAGCACATCCTCAATTGTTTCAGAGTCATTAAACAATGTTGGAATAGGCCATGTAAACAAAGTTTGATTTTCTACCAAAAGCCATTCAGGCTTATCATCGGTGCTGGATTTTAGTTTTAGTGCTTTCATAACTTTTGGCAGACCATTATTTTTCATTCATTATTCCTTAGACTGCTTAAATTCCATATTTACAGTTGTTTTTAAATTGATATAACCTCCCGTGATCATGCGCTGAGCCAAGGCCCGCATCTCGGATTTTTGCATGTCAGTCAACTGTTCTTTGGGTATCCTAAATTGTTGAATCAAATTTTTCAAGTCATTCATATCTCAACACCAGCCTGGTTCAACTCCTGAATTATCTTTTCAACTAATTGATTCGGATCTAACTCTTCGTCTTCCGTAAATACCCAGGAGTGCCAAAACTCATCACTGATAAACGACAGAGTTAAAACACCTTTATCATTCAAAGTCAGATTGTGGCGCGCTGGATGCATTGGTATTCTTACTGCCATTAAAGACAATAACTCTGTAATGTATTTTTGTACTGTCTTATTCATGGTGTTTCGATTTCCTTTTCTGGATTAACAATGACACTCCTTTCGCCGCCCATACAATTAACGGTAATTATTTCTAGCTTTGATATGGCCTTTCTGGCTACTTCAATCGAATACTCCTGCATTACTTTAACATGAGTATCTAACGACCCTTCCGACCAATCTTTCCAATCAGGAAACGATTCTTTTAGGTATTGTATAGCTGGTTTCATGGCAGAATGATTTCTATTTCTTCTTCGTTTCGCCAAATAACCAAAGGATTACAATAACACCTTTTCCGAACATCCTCCGCAACTTGTTTAGCATAAATCTTTGCCGCGGTTTCGTAAAGAGCAAAGTAAGCATCTGAGCTAATTTGAACAGTATTGGACAGTAATTCTAGAAATATCTCCTGAAATGTTCTCATCGCGAATATCCCTTCCATTTTTGATTAGCCTTAACTTCTGCAACAGCTTCTTTGCGCTCCCTTTTTCCTATTACAGCAAAATTAGCTTTGCGGGCATTGTTTCCGCCCCACCATTTTTTGTCTTCTTGTTCTTTTGTCATGAGTTCTGATTGGTTATTGGTTCGAAGTTGATATTTGATGAAGAATTAGTTTTAAAACTTACTTACCTTCCAGATAGAGTTCTGGAACCTCACTTACATCATAAATAAAGTCGCCCTTCCTGACTAATAATGATTCTTTTCCAAACGTTTTTCTAATATCTGCCAGTCCAAGTATTCGTGGCTTTTTTGGACATTTAGCAAGTTTAGGGTGCTCTCCTGATAGCCGCTTGACTGGATGAGTAGCGCTTCTATCGTTGTGACGTGTTGACATTGGTTATGAATTTATTTTCTAAAATTATCCAACAAATCAGTTATCGAAATACTATTCTCAATAACTACTTCTTTCGATTTTGCTTTTTTATTGGAACATTTTGGGCATAATGCGGATCCGTCTTTTCTTAGTATCCAACCCGATTCGCGAGCTTCTTTTCTAACAGCGCGATAACAATTAATAGAATCATCGCAAAACTCAGCAAACTCACTAAAATGACCATTTCCGTGAGCTTCACCGTCACAATAGAGATTAAGGGTATATCCACCGACAATCATAAGTTAAATAGTTTACGGTTTAATTCCATGCTTATGGAATATGTCAAGAATCTGCTGGTGTTCGATGGTTTCGTTGTTATAATACAACCTGTGTATATCATACCAAAACTCTGGGCCTTCCTGTGTCTCACTCCAACAATTGAAAAATGATATCAAATTCGTTAGGGAATAGCCAAGAATACTAAATTCATCATCCTGAAACTGTTCCGACATCCTCCTTCCAATAATCGTAGGGAACCTGTCAAGGTATATTTGTTTCTTTTCTTCGGTGGTCATAGCTTCTTCGGTTCGTATCCTAACTCTCTGATAAGGTCCACTAATTTAAACATTGAGACATTGACCTTTATATCATTGTAATTCAAATAGAATTTAATATTCCCTAGTGCTGTAATCCATACATCATATCCCATCTTCCCTTTTAAAATGGCGCCCGCTGCGGGTACAATCTTCTCAATCTCATCTGCTGGGAATACCTCCTTGAATATCGCATGGCAAGAAGCCTCATCTTTCCAGAGCTCTTTTAAAAGTTTTCTCTTGGGGCTGTGTATCTGGTTAACAAATTTTTCGGTTTCCATTAATTATCGTTATTATTTTCAACCAGTGATCCCAGATAGACAAATTCACTGCCGGACGGATCCTTTACAGTATCTACTTTATCCGGAATCGTAAAGAAAAAACCCATATCACCCGGGCGACTAACGTCGATTAATACTTCCATATGTTGAGGCATAGATTGAAGCTTTTCAATTAAGGTTGCTACTAGCATGGTTTATGATTAAAAAAAGGATATTACTCCTTCACTTTCAATTGTAACTGGTTTCCCAAAAAAGTAATCGTAAGGCGTGACAAATACATCGCATAAAGTTTTAGGATTGGATTCGTTTTTACGCTCTGAAAAGTACATATCAAAGGTTGTACGGGCTTCTTTGAAATTTAAAAACCAGATAAAATGTATTGAAAACACCGACACAAGAAGGCTATAAAACAATGCCGAAACGAACAAACACGCAATAACTTTCAATAGTAGCCATATTGCTAAAAATATGTATTTCATGGCCTATCAGAATGTTGGTGGTCATAGTCTTCAATCCACTTATTTTTACCAGACACCAACATTGTCCCAAAAGCAATAGTAACAACTACCGATATTGCTGCCCGTAGACTTATATCAGACCATCCTCCTATAAATGAAATAACGGTCGCCAATGCCTCTAAAATAAATAGACAATCCAAGAACTTATCAATACGACGATAACTCTTCATGAATTTTTTATAATCCTGCGGGGTCTTTTTCATGCCGTGAACTTGGGTAAAATAGAACGAGAGAAATAAGCCACACGATCATTACCAGTGTACACTTTACGAAGCGCATTGTAATCATCACGTGCATAATCTTCATCAAAATAAACATGACACTCTTTTATTGAGTCTCGATAACTATCATAAGCTACTACCACATATACTGATATGTTTATATGGGTTAATATTTGTTTTATTATCTTTTTCATTAAATTTCTCCGGTTAAAACAAACTTTTGAAGGATTGGCAGTAACTCGTTAACTTGATCTCTGGTTAAATGCATGCGGGTATTGATCATCACCTCTTTTGGTATATCAAAAGGTATCCACCCCTCGGGCTTTGTATCTTCTGAAACTATTCCCATTTTAATGGCATACGCAGCCATTATTTGAGGGTTTGGATTATCGATTCCAAGCCAAATACAATCCTCAAATGCAAGGCTAGATTTTTGTATTGAACATTTAGCACCGTATCGGTCTGTGAATTCTTTAATGGAGAAACCTCTTTGTGTTGTTGTCATGATTTCGATTTAGTTTGATGAGGAATAAAAATTAGCAGACTATCGTACCGTCTGCCAGGGTAGCGGCTCCATACAGACACCTAGCTCTTAATAAGATCGTTAATAGTTGTTATGTCGATTATTTCTCCATACGGAGTTGTTTGGCATTTTCTTTTATCCTCAATAAACCGGATACTGTGAATTTTAAAATACTCTTCCCGACTTTCCTTTTGAACTCTTGATACTACACAGATCACATCAGATGACCCGTCAGTGCTGTCTGTAATCTCTACCTCAACCAAGGCTCTTTGTCCCGGAGCTAGATTAGATAGCTCTATTGGTATTTGTGACATATTATCGTTTTATGTGGAGGCTATTAACCTGGTATACTCCTGAAATTCCTCTGTGAGTTTTAAGGTCTATGTAATCAATTGAGACCAGCTGCTTCGCGTTATCCTGTCTCTCTGTTACTACGAATTCAATAGTTACCTTATCGCCAATTTTTAAATCGTATTCTGCATTTGGAAAGGATGTTGAGTTACCCATTATAATTTGTTGATGAAGTGATGAATTAATCGTTTGAGATACAACTACTCGAATCAGATGAATCGTAAGAACTTCCACTGTCGGAACTAGACCCTGAATCATCTGAATAACTTCCTCCGCCGCCACCTCCGCCAAATGATCCTCCACCAAAATCAAAAGAATCTTCATTTGAATTAGTTACATAAGACGGCGGTGGAGTGTCGTCAAATTGTGTTGAATTGTAGCCTGGCATGTAAATATCATTTGTCGAATTAGGATATCTAGAACTTGGATATCCCTTCCAGGACTTATCTCCACCCGAAACAGGTCGGCTATTAATGGGCTTATCTCGCCTATTAGAAAGAACTATTTCTGGCGATGAAGTGCGAAACTCTCGGGTTTTCAAAGTTTTTTTCTTCTCTCGGAAATAAATAACCGAACGCCATACAATAATCGATACGGCGACAATTAATAGAGTTACTAAAATGTATCCTGCTGCCATGATGTTGATGATTAAAATATTCTCTTGTAATTCTTTAATTGTTTTAACTCCTTTTTTAAGTCTGCCTCATCGGTTCTGCCGCAGGTATGAGGTATTTTTCGCTTTGACTTAGGATTATCATCTTCAAAGTCACAGGCTCGACATATTGGCTTTCCTGTTAGGGTTGTGTATTGGCGCTTCATCTTTCGATAATCATTTTGACGGAAACAAGCTCCCATGGTTCAGCTTCTCGATAATTTCGATCTTGCATTGTTTGAGTTTCTGGATATATGTCCGGCTCATTCGTAATCTCAAATTTTTGAAATCTCACTGACCAATTACCGAAAACAGGATTGTCATCAGGGCTTGATTTTAGTTTAAATACTTTCATGTCGGCAATGTTAAAGTTGGTAAGGGCATGTAAGCACGGATACACTCTGAGAAAACAGCTTCGTTAGATCCTCCATCATAAGTCCACTTATCAAATACTGGATTGTAGTGGAGTGCCTTGACCAAGTAACCTTCCTCTATTCCGTAGGTTCTGATAGCTACAATGTATTCGCCAGGTAATTCAGGAGTGCCAATAATGAATCCTTTTTCGGACATTTGTCTTCTCATTAAAGGACTTGGATTATATAACCACTTCTGCTTTGCCATAGTATTATAAAAGGTTGGCAATTTTCAGTAAGCGAATAATATCTTCCTCATAAGGCTTTTGGTAAAGGCCATCAAGGCTACTGTTTGTTAAATCGGCGGATGAGTAACAGTAAGGCATGTAGTCGGGATCTTCTAGCCCTTCATATACTAACCATGCAGCAGACTTCCCTCCATGAACAAAAACTGTGTGTATTTCACTGGCATGTAAATACAAAGATTCGCCAGCTCCTATTGCGGATCTCCTCGACGGTTCAAATTGAACATACCCTTCACTCTCAAAACTAGACTCTTCGCTGGATCCATTTATTTTGCTGTGATAGTAGAACTGGTTAAATATCCATCGGCCATCAATATCTTTAACAACAGATTGGTTAATCACTAGTCCGTGAACACAGTGTAGAGCAAGGTTGCAATGATGGGGATGAAAGCCCAATGTCATTGTTCCATTGTCGAATCCTCGATCATCATTCTTCCATAACTCATGGTCGACATCTGCAACGTAAAGACGAATTGTTTTACCGGGACTTTCAAGAAGCATTATACTATGCAGGCCTTTGCAGTGGCAATTCAACAGAGACTTTGATAGGATCTCATCTTTATTGTTTTGCAATAGATGTTGTACAAGTGATTTCATTATTTAAGATTGATGAAGTTAAGGCGTGGCAGACTTCACACCGTCTGCCAGGGTGTCCGATTCTAACAGCCCTGAGAAGTTGTTATCTAATTATTCAGCAGTTTCATCAAACTGAACGAAGTATTTCTTTCCTGGCGCGAAATGATTACCCGCAGGAGCACCGGCAGCGATCATTATTTTGATATCACCAGACGGAGTGTAATCAGTGAAGTCTTTATTGTCTCCGGCCTTACCGGATGTAGCTTGAAGTTCGACGTACTTTTGTCCGCCCTCTACTTCTTTTACACTTGTACATTTGAATTTTGCAACGACGATGCCCATGTTCGATTTAGTTGATAGATGAAGTATGATTGTATAACAAATATAACCAATACCGAACACTTAATTAAATTTGTATCTAACTTATTTTCAGTTATTTATGTTATTTTAAAACACTTTATTCCTGATTTTAACTGATTGAAATTGGCTACTAACATGCCTTAACTAAGCTCTTATTTTTCACTGTAAAATCTAGCAGAAATGGTCGATATTAATTAAGTGCATATATTTACATTGATTTAACTTTAATTTAAAATAACGTAAATGGAAATAAATAGCCTCCGATACACTCCCTATACCATGCCCCTATCTGGTTTATATTGGTTTAGTTCATTAAAATTCAGTGAGTTATTCACTTTTGATATTTAATTCACATTAAAATTAGACTATAAAACAGTTTAAAATATATTTATAACATTATATTATTGATCTATAAATCACGTAATTACAAGCGTAATTTCAGTTTTATTCCTGTATATTTACCAAACAAATTAAAATATAAGAATAACATTTTAAAAGCCAACCATCCCCCCAAGCCTCCCCCGTTAAAAAAAACAGCAAGTATATGGCAACAATAAATTTTTACCTCAAAGACACCACTTCAAAAAAACCAACCCCGGTTAACCTGGTATTCTATTACGGGAAACCGAAGCCCTTTAAGTATGCTGTCGGAATATCGGTTCATCCCGATGACTGGTCATTTACTAAACAACGTGTACGAGATAAAAAAGGATTACTAGATACCCCAGAAAAAAACAGATTAATATCTCTTATAGCAAGCTCGATTGAAAGGATATATACTGATTTACTCAGCAGAGGAGTCAATCCAGAAAACGATGATCTCAAACACGAACTGGATATTGCTTTAAAGCGAAAAGAGAAAAGCAAAGAAACAGAGTTTATGGATTATATGGAATTTTGCGTAACTCAAAAAAAAGCAAATAAATCGACAGACTGGGGATTGGCTTCGATGGCTCAGGGGTGCATAAAGAGGTATTGTCAGACTAAAAAAATAACAATTTTGTTTAAAGATATAGACATGTCCTTTAAACAAAACTTTTGCTCCTTTATTGACTCTGAGATAAACAAGTCGGGAGAACCTAGATACGCTCAAAATGGTAAAGTAGGGATACTAGCAGGTCTGAAAGCTATCTTATCATCTGCTCAAAATGATGGACTAAACCCCTATAACTACTTTCGCTCATTTAACGTAAGTCCTGAAAAGGTAAAGAAGTTTTCACATACACATGAAGAATTACTTCGAATCTATAACCTGGACCTGTCCAAGCATAGAAAAATGTACAATGATGTTAGAGACTCATTCATTATTGGATCCTGTACTGCTATGAGGGTGTCAGATTATAGTACTCTTGGAAAAGAAAACATAGAGGATGGTTTGATATTTAAAACCACACAGAAGACCGGAGCTCATGTCGTTGTGCCTTTACATTGGATGGTAGAGGAAACATTAAAAAAACGGAATGGAGCTTTCCCTGATAAGGTTACAACCACCGCATTTAATAGAATTATTAAGAAAATATGTGAGATGGCTAAACTGGATGACATGATAATGACAAGCCAGACACGAGGAGGAGTTTTAATTAATAAGGTTGTCAAAAAAGCGAATTTAATGCAGTCCCACACAGCTCGAAGGCACGGGATACGACAAATGTTGGCAGCGGGAATTCCTAAGGGTAAAATAATGCCCATGTCGGGCCATGCTACTGAATCTGCTTTTGACAGATACGCAGATGTTGACGTTGAAAATAATGCTAGGGAATATAAGAATCATGCTTTTTTTAAAAAACCGAATCCAGAAGTACCGGAGAGTAATGACACGGCTCAAAGTTGAGTTCTTCCTGTTAACCAAATACTTACGTACTTTTTTATTCAAATTGTGTCGCAAATATCTACTATATTTGCGACACAATTACATCCATCATCAGCATGCATAAAATAATAGCAAATAGCCCAGACCTTTTCCGTGGAACTTCTGGGCATGATTCAAGTGAATTTAAATTAGCTTTGAGACTTGAAGATTATTTATTCCAGGAGATGAATTCTCTTCCAGACACAACAGTTTTTTTGGACCGTAATGGGTGGAAATATAGGTTTGAATTTTCTAACCCTCGGTATGGACTAGAATTTGTTTTTAGTAATCAAATGATAGAAAATGCATTGACTGACAAAAATACAATGGCGTATCTTATCGAAATAGTTTTTCGACAAATTGATAAGGACTGGCCCTTAACTAAAATTGGTCCTGAAATGGGCTTAGTAAGGGTATTTAATAGATAACAAAATGGCTTCCATAAATTTGTGGAAGCCATTTTGTTTTAACATGGACAATACTTCTTATCCACAAATACCTTCTTACCATCCTCTCTATAATAACACCTACCAGTAATCGTTTTCCTAGTGGTTCGATTGTTCAATACCCCGCAATTTTCATCTGGGCTTAAATCAAAGTTTTTACACCCTGCTAAAAGTAAAAACAGGCATACATATGCTATTTTTAACATTACCAATCTGATTTTTGAGATGATTGAATAGAAAACACATCTGATAAAAACTGCTCTAAATACCTACCTCCATTTACAGCAACTTTGCCAGGATCTATTATTGTAGCCCTTCGTTTAGTAAATGTTTCAGTTGCGGTTAATTTACCAAGACCAGCAGTTAACCAGTATATATTAGAGACCGTAACCCGATACTTATTATCTTTCCAAACTACTGTAACATTAGCAAACATTGGATGATTAAAGTGTGCTAAGGTCGTACCCCATTTTCCACCATACTTTTTATAGTCCACATAACAATCGCTCATTTTAGCTGTAATTAAACCCTCGGTCTTCACAAAGTCTGAAACGCACTTGGATCTAGGGATGCTGGATACAAGCAATTTCTCGATTGATTTTTCATCAACAGAATCCCTATCATACACTTTTTCAAAAAATATTTCTCCATTATCCAATTTAATCCATTGATATTGGGAGAACGATAAATGAGGGATGGTTCCTATTATTAACAGCAGTACAAGTTTTTTCATTTAAAGACGGATATAAAAGTAAAACGTTCAAAACTATTCCTAATGTAGAAATAATTTTGAACGTTCAATTGATTTTATATTACTTATCTTTTTTGTGTCACCGAAACTACGTTAAATAACTCGCTGACATCATTAAGGCTTATTGTAAAGTCTGGATAAGCTTGCTTGTCTGGGTTAAGTGAGGTACATGTTAGAATACCCTCCTCAACATTATGATCAATGATACGTTTCACTATAATCCCATCGTGTTTCACAATAACGTAATCTGAAAATTTATGTAAATGTAATTTACTAGTCCAGTACTTTCTGTCAATTTTTCTACCAACAGCTAGGTCTCCATTAGCTATGGACTCTCTGCGGCCATTATCCATACTTTCCCCTCTTGTCTCGAAGGTACGGTATATTCCAAAATGAAGTTTATCCACAACTATTGCATGCTTGGGTAATTCTTGTATAAATTCAGGATCAGCCCACCCGGAAGTATACCCGGCGTAAGCATACTGTTCTACAAGAGGGGTTATCATTAAATGTCTTCCTTCTCCAAGATACCTAAATTCGGTACCGTCAACTCGTTTAATGATTTCAAGTTGATTATTATCTTCGGGCATGTAGATCTCTGTTGCTTCATAATTTTTTATGTTTAGTTTATTTGGGGTCGAACTACTTATATTAATTGACGACATAACATCGGACTGACCCAATAACCAATCCTCAGATATGTTAAGATAATTGCATATGGAAGCAATTGTACTTCTGTTAATAGTTTTACTTTCTCCTTTTAGAATTCTCCCAATCGTTGACTGAGACACACCTGTATGCTTCGAAATGGCATAAGGAGTAGATTTTCTTATTTCAATGGCTTGATTTAGACGTTGGGCAACAGTGCTCATTATTTATATTGATTATAAATTACTATTTCTTAATGAAATAATTAAAGTTTTACTTGCAGGGTACTTCCATTTGGAAGTATATTTGCATATATCATTACAACAAAGATATAAGGAAAGATTTAACCTTCCAAATAGAATCAATTCTAATTGATTATACGGTGACAAAAATAAATATTATACACTGCCATGACATAATAACCACGTGCATCAAGGAAGGGAGTTTCCTGTGATGAGGACCCGAAGAGGGAACAGGAGTATCTGATGTACTTCGATTTAAACAAAAGAAAGCCGGGGATTAAATTTTGGTGATGCGAGGTATGATAACCCCGGCTTTCATTTAAGAACTTTCAAATCACTTACCCAAATGAATAACATTACAACATTTGAAGATGCCTGCGCTTTTAGAGGATATATCCCAGAAGAAGAGATTCCTTATGTTTCTCCTAAAAATGATCGTCAGTTAGCAGTTAATGCTTGGGCTAAAACTGTAATCGTAACAGAAGCCATTAATGCCGATGAGGATGGCACTCCTTGGATTCCTAATTTCGACACCAACGATTACAAGTATGAGAATTGGTGGTGGATGCGAAGCGAAGCCGCGGGTGGTTCCGGTTTTTCGTTTCACGGTTGCAGCGGCGACGGCTCGGTTTCGAGCGTCGGGGCCCGCCTCGTTTTTCGGGATCGGCCCAGAGCCAAGTACTTCGCTGAGAAGTTTAGAGAGTTGGCTGCCGGATGGATGGTTATTCCTCAGCAAGAAGTAAAAGGTTAATCAATTATAACCCGAACAATCATGGAAGACTTAATTAAAATTCATGACACTAAAAACAGACAGGTTGTATCGGCAAGGGATCTTCATATTTTTTTAGAGAATAAAAGAGACTTTTCAACATGGATTAAAAGCAGAATTGAGAAGTATGGATTTGTCGATGGTGAAGATTATTTGACGTTCCACAAAATAGTGGAGCGTGCAAATAGAATAGAATATGCTTTAACTATTGATACCGCCAAAGAAATTGCCATGGTAGAAGGTAATAAAAAAGGTAAGATAGCAAGGCAATATTTTATATCGTGCGAAAAAAAACTAAAAGATATATCATCGTATCAAATACCAACATCGTTTTCTGAGGCATTAAGACTTGCTGCAAATCAGGCAGAACAAATAGAAAAGCAGCAAATACTAATATCAGAGATGAAACCTAAGTCAGATGCAGCGGAAATTCTATTAATGTCTGATGATATGGTTAACATAGGAGAATTTGCTAAAACAATCGGAACCGGTCAGAATAAACTTTTTGAAGAACTGAGAAAAGATAAATATCTAATTCCAGATGGCGGGAAACGGAACCTTCCATATCAGAAATATATCGACCAAGGCTTATTCATCGTGAAGGAGGTGGTAAAAAAAACCGAGGATAAGGTGAAGTTATTTAGCCAAACCCAAATAACACCAAAAGGTCAGGTTTTTCTGGCTAATAAATATGGGTCTCAGAGATGAATTTTGAATCCCCAATTACTTTAAAAGTAGGGTGCGAATATGAGACCAGAGGAAACAGAAAATTCGCACCTGAAATTAAAAAGATAGTTTCTTATAACCCATTGGGATTATATAAATTTTTTGATGAGTCTGGTGAAGGCTATATGACTGACGGCAGGTTTCTCTCAAACACAAAAACAAGATTTGATCTTGTTAAAAAATCCAATTAAGTATTCACCAACAAACATTTAAAAATGGAAGAGATACCACTAACAAGCTTCCAGACTGTTCAACAAACTAAGTATCGAAAGGTTAGGGATGAATTCATTCGACTAACAAATCTCGGGACAAAATCAAGAGCAGCTGTTGACGACATCGTAAAAAGGTCAGAAGAGATATGCGGCACCAAAATTCACGCATACGAAACAGTTTACCGTATGATTCGAGAAGTTAAAAACTGGGATGATAGAAAATTGAAAAGGAAACCATCCACCCCTCAACCAGCCTAACCCATGTCAAAGATCATCGCACTGCCGGCATTCATATTAACAGCTGGCTTAATGGAATCAATTGATTACTGGTGGGATATGATAAACTGGAAGTTGGTTTTTCTCCTCATCGCCTTCTTGGCTGTGATCATTTATCTAAAAAGGAAACAACTAAACTCTGATTGATATGTCTGAGATTGAAGAATTGAAAACCTTTATTACGAAGCAAAACGATCTTCTTAAACAACACTTGGAAAACCGAATTCAGGAAGCTGAGGAATCTATTAAAAAACCTAAATGTACTGATGAGCGATACATTAACTCAACAGAGGTTCAAAGAATCCTAAACGTAACTGCTCCTGTAATCTATGATTGGATCCGGGACGGCCTTTTATCAACGAGAGATTCCGACACTAAAATTACCAATAGGTTTTTACTATCAGAGATTGAGTGGTTAAAAAATCAACCGTATAGAAGAGCTTCGACTGAAATGATAAAGGATCTTATCAAAAAAAAGAACATAGAATTAGGTTAGCGTATAATTAAAACCGTTATCACATTAAATTATGACACAGATATCAAAAACGTGTCAAATTACACTTCATCTCATAAATAGAACAATCTCTTAATACCTCATCAAAATGTCAAAGCAAAATAATATGGTGGAAACACCGTGGGGTAAGTTACGCCTTGGCGATACGGTTATTGTCTCCACATCACAGAAGAAACAGAGCCGGCCTTGGTTTTGGCTCCACAAAGCCGAAGAACTGGAAGCGCCTCCTTTAAATCACCTGGGGACTTTCATTGGAATATTGAAAGTTAATTCAGAAAGAACAACATCAACTGTCAATTATCCTAATCTTCAAGATTACGTAATGATTGAAACTATCCCAGGCGTAAGAACACAAATTCCTTTTTCAAATATTGATTTCATCAAATAAACAACTTACTGCTATGTATTCTGACCTGCCAGTTAATCCAATCGATAATTTGTTTCATTTTTTTATACTTTGCTTTTTCTACACATTGTTGTTTGTGATGTTCTGCACAATAGTTTGGCTTATTTATGAATTAAGACGAGCACCAATGATGGATGATAACGGATGTATTATTCCAGAAGATCATGCCGAAGACTTGTAAGGCCGAAGGATGCCTGAACGCAGCATGGGGAGGTGGGTATTGTAAAACACAAAAACACCAATCACTCAGAACTGACCGATCTTATTTACTGGCTCAGCAAAGGAAGAAAGAAAAACAGGATCTGCTTCGAAAGAATCCGCCTTCAATCAAAAAGGTATCTGATAAACAGAAGACCCTCAACGTGGAATACGCTAAGACCCGAAAGTTGTTTCTAAAATCAAGATTGAAGTGTGAAGCAGGTTTATCCGGATGTACCAAGGACGCTACCGAACTTCATCACCTGGCAGGCCGCGGAGCTTTTCTTTTGGATGTAGAAACTTGGATGGCCATATGTAGATCCTGTCACGCGAAGATTCATGATCAACTTGGAATTACGGAAGCAGAAGAACAGGGATTAAGAATACGGAGAAACGCGGCAAGTGCCGATACAACATGAGTAAGGATACGTTTTATTTCTCGCACGATTACAATACCAGGTCAGACCCAAAAGTGAAAAGGTTATTGTATAAACATGGGATGTTAGGTTTAGGAATATTCTGGTCACTAATCGAAGACCTTTATATTAATGCGAATGCAATGCAATTGGATTGCGATAGCATAGCATATGGTTTGCAAGTTGATGCAAGTGTAGTAAGCAGCATACTTAATGACTTCGGACTTTTCAATATTAGTGACGATGTTATAAGTTCAGACTCTGTTCAAAGACGATTGGACGATCGAAAGACAAGATCTGAAAAAGCCTCTAAATCAGCACTTAAACGATGGAGTAAGGAACAGAATAATGCGAACGCATTGCAATCGCAAAGCGAACCCAATGCTAATAAAGAAAAGGAAAGAAAAGAAAAGGAAAACAACAATATAGATGATGTTGAATTTTCGAAAAAAAAAGAGGTTCAAATTGACCCTTTGAGTATAGAATCAAAATTCAGAGAGATCGAGATTGAATTGAAAGCAAGCCAATTGCTTATTGACACTGTTCGAAAATCAAATAGCATCACCGAAGAAGAGTGTCTGGAATATATATCACAGTTCATCTCTGAGAAAATTGTTGAAGATAAAGTTCCGGAGGGTTACTCGAAAACAAAAAGTCATTTTATGAATTGGGTTCGAAAAAGACATGAAGGGAATTTATCAAAATCAGCATCGAGTCCTAAAACTGGACCGGTTCCGTCACAATTTAGAATGCAGAAGATATGAGCGAAATTATTTATCAAACACCATGGCGAAGTACGGAATATTCTGGGAAGCTAATATCAACGGTTAGTTTAAACAAAAACAACTACCCTCAGCCATCCATTGATGATCTAATAGGAACTACGCTGGAACTTTTGATCGAAGGTCAGATAGAAGAAGAACAAGCTACTCGAATGTTAACTCGTTATGACAAACTTAAAAAAGAAGGACACTGGATCCTTCCGAAATGAATATTCGGATGTCTGGGCGGAAAGAATGCTGGTAACGTCGCTTGTCTTGTGGCCGGAGAATATAGGGACTGTATTAAAGATGATTCCAAATGATGAAGTCTTTCAGGATGAACCGACAAGGGTAATCTACCAAACAATACAGGAGCTCTATCATGAACGGGCTGAAATTAAAAGCTTATCTGTATTTCAGAGATTACGATCAAAGGGCCAGTTTAGCCTCATCAAAACAGAAAAGATTTCTTTGAGTTATGATGAAATGGTCCCAAGGTCAGTCAGGGAAGTTATTGATACATCAGAAGGTATTTTATCCCTGTACAGAAAACAAAAGGCTAATTCCTTAAATCAGGAGCTGAATATCGAGCTATTAAACCCGGGAAACGATGCTCAGGTAGCTGACTTGATTTACAGAACATACGAGGCTATCACATTATCCGGTGGCGGGAATTTGGAGAAGACTTCAAAAGATGCAGCAATGGAAGCATTGGAGTCAATTGATAAAAGCATGAAGCTTAGAAGGTCTGGCAAATTAGCCGGAGTGCCTACGGGTAGTAAAAAACTGGATGAATTGATCGGTGGGTGGCAGGAAGACCAATTGATTATTCTTGCAGCCAGAACGGCAATGGGAAAGACAGCCGCTGCCATGGACTTTGCTCTTTCCTCAGCCAGGGGGGGCGTTCCAGTTGGTTTTTTATCCATGGAAATGCCAGCTAAGCAACTAAAATACAGATTGGCTGCTAATTATACTTTGATTCCATACAAAAGGATACGGAGTGGTGACATCAGCGATCAGGAATGGATACGGATTGAGAGCGCTTTGGGAGAAATATCAAAATTGCCTATTTACTATTTTGATGACGTTTCAATCAAAGATGTACGAAGACTTGAAGCGGTGGCAACTGAATGGAGGCGAACGAAAAACATCGGGCTACTAATCATTGATTATATCCAGTATCTGGAAATAGGTAGCGGAAATTTAGGGTCTACCGAACGGGTAACGATGGTCAGTAAAGCAGTAAAGTCGATGCAGAGAAACCTGAAAATTCCAATTATTGCACTGGCTCAGTTAAATAGGAATTCAGAGGGCCGGGGAGATCCAAGACCGAAGCTTGCAGATCTAAAAGACTCTGGACAAGTTGAGCAAGATGGAAGTATCGTAATTGGGCTTTTTAATCCAACCTACTACCTGCGGCAAGGGATGAAGATATTTGACGAGCTTGAAGACACCGAAGTGCCTTTCCCGGATAAAGCATACTGCTATTACATTTTAAAAAACAGAGATGGTGATGTGTGTAGAGTTGACAGGTACGCGGACTTGGGGACAAACAGGTTTTCAGACTATTGCGATTTTGGATCTGCGCCACCAGAAAAACCGCCATCTAATACCGAAGTTTCAGCTGAGGTAGCTTATAACCATTCGAGGAATACAGTATTTCAGAGACTAACCGAAGAACCACCATTTTAAATGCCTTGTCTAATCTTACGAAAACAATCTAAAACATGAAAGGAGGTGTAATGCAGGAAGTAAAACCTGAACGAATAATAACTCACATTGTCGGAATAGACCCAGACCTAAAAAAAACAGGAATAGCAATCTGGGATGTGCAGCAGAAGAAATTTATTTATTGGTGTGCTGTGCCCTTCATTGAAATAGCTCCAATCATCAAACAGTTCTGTGATGAGGCAACGGCTGAAATAATCCTCGAAGCTCCCTGGCTTAACAAAAAAGCGAACTTTCGAAAAGGGTCATTCAGTAAAAGAGTATCTGATTCAATCTCAAAAAAAGTAGGTCAGAACCACGCAGTTGCGAAGATGATATCAGAAGTACTTCAAGGTATTGGATGGTCTGTAATCGAAAAGAAACCGCTAGTAAAAGGATTATTCAAGAAGAAAGGATGCTGGACTGTTATCGGAAGGAAATTTATAGAAATGAATTCCGGTGTTCAGTCGAGGATAAACGACGAAATACGGGACGCTATGTACCTGATCATTATTTCAAATTCAAGATCAGGAGTAAAGGATCTGATATCAGTAATCTAATAATCACTTCAAAAACAACAAAATAATGGCAGACAAACTATTAACACTGACTGAAACCAATGCACGTGCTGCATATCAAAAGGCAAGTAAGTCAAAACGAGAGTGGATGAAGGAGATGTATCCGGATTTCAATTTTGAAAGAAGATTGGTTGAAAGAATTGATAGCTATGAAGCTGCTTGCGAGGAGGTAGGTATTGATCCTTTAAAGCTGGAAGACTTTCATTTATTTCCAAGGGAAGATCAGGATTCAATTTTTGCCTCGCACCAAATTGACATTATCGCACGGGCATTGAATGGAAAAGATGATTCAGGAAATTGGTGGACTCCCGACTACACAGATGGAACTTTCAAATACTGGCCATATCATATCTGGAACGAAGAGGCCGCGGGTGGTTCCGGTTTTTCGTTTTACGATTGCGACGACGTCTACTCGCTTTCGGTCGTCGGGGCCCGCCACACTTTTAAACTCCGGGATCATGCTGAATATGCTGGAAAGAAGTTTGAATCAATCTACAACCGTTTTTTAAAGCCATTGAGATCATGAGTAAAGTGGAAATAAGTGTTCAGGCAGCAAAGGAAGCATACAAAGATGCCACGCCAGATATCAAGAAAACACTATTGAAGCTGTTCGGCAAAAAGGTTCTGGTCGATAATATCACAGAGATGGTTACAAGTTATGAGGACGCATGCGAGATTGAAGGTATTAAACCATTGTCATTGTATAACTTTTCTCACCTGCCATCGGTTGAACAGGCTTACGCATTTGCTGATCATAAATTAGTAGTTATCAGAAGAGTCCTAAATGAAGGATGGACATGGGAGTTCGGGAAAAAAGGCTATTACCCATATTTCTACAAGGACGAATCCGCGGGTGGTTCCGGTTTTTCGTTTGGCGATTGCAGCCGCGACTGCTCGAGTTCGTTCGTCGGGGCCCGCCGAACTTTCAAGGATGAAAAGACTGCGGCATATGCCGGGAAACAGTTCCTAGATCTTTACGAGATAGTTCAGACCGAATAAAAAATTAAGGTTGTGCGCTGCTGACCGCAGGTAGTTCCAGTTTTTCGTTTAACGATTGCAACAACGACAACTCGAAATCGAACGTCGAGGCCCACATATGTCAATAAAAATCTTTTGGCAGCGCAGACCTTGCCAACATGGCAAAAAATGACCTTTCTACTTTTTAAGGGGCTTTGGTAGCGAAAGCGAAGATGACTCGAAAAACATAGGCTATGAAACGACATAATAATCTTTATTCTAAAATATGCAGCATCGAAAACTTAACAGTAGCTGACCAAAATGCAAGCAGAAGTAAATCGCATCAAAAAGGCGTTCAGGATCACTTGAAAAACCGGGAAGAGAATATCAATTCGTTGCATGAAATGTTGACCAGTAAAACATTCATTACCTCAGCATACAAAACGTTCACGATTTTTGAACCGAAGCGTCGGGAGATATACCGGTTACCCTATTTTCCGGACCGTATCGTCCACCATGCAATAATGAATATACTTGAACCAATATGGGTGCCACTTTTTACATCAGATACGTACAGTTGCATTAAAGGACGCGGTGTTCATTACGCTGGTGAAAAGATCAAGGAAACCTTACGGTCAGATGTTGAAGGAACTGAGTACTGTCTTAAAATTGATGTTCGAAAGTTTTATCCAAGTATTGATCATGAGATTATCAAAAAGATTATCCGGTTTAAAATCAAAGATAATGACCTGTTAACGCTGCTAGATTCGATCATTGACAGCGCCGAAGGTCTACCGATTGGAATTACCTCAGCCAGTTACTTGCGAATCTTTACATGACTTATTTTGATCATTGGATAAAGGAGCAATTAAAGGTTAAGTATTATTTCCGGTACTGTGATGATATGGTTGTTTTGTCCGAGTCAAAGCCTTATCTGCATCAGGTTCTTTCCGACATCAGACTTTACCTGGATATAGAACTGCATTTAACAGTAAAGGACAATTATCAAATATTCCCGGTAGACAAAAGAGGTATAGATTTCCTGGGGTATGTATACCGGCATGAATACACAAAGCTTCGAAAGTCCATTAAAAAGAATTTTGCCAGGGCGATAGCAAAAAGAAAAGGTCGCTCATCAATTGCAGCATATGAAGGATGGGCTAAGCATGCTGATTGTAAAAATTTACTCAAAAAATTAAAATTACCCTCTCATGAAAGAAGTAAGATCATTCAAAGACCTCAATGTTCAGGTTGAAACAGCCAGAATGGAAGGAAACAAAGTTCAAATGAGTGATGTACTCAACGTCCTTATTTCAATACATGGTTTTAAAAACGAACCATCCAAGTTCAACGGAAAGAATCCGGTTTGCACGCATCTGCAAATTTCAATCGCAGGAGTAAAGCATGTTTTATTCTCCGGATCTAAAACGATTCAGAAAATAATGGCGGCACTCAAACCGGATGACTTCCCATTTACAACGACAATAAAACCCGATGGAAAGGGTATCAAGTTTACCTGAATTAAATTTTACGTTCACTTCATCAACAAATTAAACATGTCGGATACCCTTATCCTCGACCGAAAGGAGGCGTATATTGAATGCCTTAAATCCAAGCAAAGATCCGTTGTTTTTTCAGGATTCGATGTTGATCAAAATGAATTAAATAGTAGCTTATTCCCGTTTCAGAAATTCTGCGTCCAACGAGCTTTGAAGGCTGGAAAGTATGCATTTTTTGAAGACTGTGGACTTGGAAAAACAATACAGCAGCTTTCTTGGGCTGATCAGGTCAGAAAGCGTACTGGGCTTCCTGTTCTAATCCTTGCACCGCTGGCAGTAAAGGCTCAAACTATTAAAGAGGCCTTCAAGTTTGGAATTGACATCAGCGATATTCACATTAATAATTACGAGCAGATTGACAATATTGATTGCTCTATCTATTCTGGGATTATCCTTGATGAGTCAAGTATCCTAAAAAACTACGAAGGAGCTACAAAGAAGTTGATTATTGAAAAATTCAAGGACACTCCATATAAATTAGCTTGTACGGCGACACCATCGCCCAATGATCCTATGGAACTTGGTAATCACAGTGAGTTTTTAGATGTGATGTCAAGAAATGAAATGCTTGCCATGTACTTTGTTCATGATGGTGGAGAGACTGCAAAATGGAGATTAAAAGGTCACGCAACTAAGTTATTCTATCGGTTTGTTGCGTCATGGGCTATCATGCTTAATAATCCGTCAGATATTGGATTCCCAATGGAAGGTTATGATTTGCCGAGCCTCAACTTGATTGAGAAAAAGATTATTACCCCTAAAAGGGATAACGGACGATTGTTTAATAATACTGCGATATCGGCAACCAATTTCAATAACGAACTAAGATTGACCAAAATAGAAAGAATCGATCAGGTTGTTGATATCATCAATTCGAAGCCGGAAGAAAGTTTCATTATCTGGATTAAGCATAATGAGGAAGGTGATCTACTTAGAAAATTATTACCGGAAGCTATTGAAGTCAAAGGGGCTGATAGTAATGAGTGGAAGGAAAAGCATTTACTAGGTTTTGCGGAAAATGAATTTCGTATCCTGATTACAAAAACGAAGGTTGCGTCATTCGGAATGAATTATCAAAACTGTGCAAATCAAATATTTGCGTCACTTGATTTTAGCTTCGAAGCTCTTTACCAGGCAATGAGGAGATCCTACCGATTTGGACAAATAAGGCCTGTTAATATTTATTTGATTACTACGGATACAATGGCCAATGTAGTTCAATCCATCAACACTAAACAAAAACAGTTTGAAATCATGCAAAAGGAAATGAGTGATGCTGTAAATAGCGACATGAATGGCGATATTATTCAATATGCGAATTATGATGTCATTGAAGAGTCAAACGAGTGGTATACGATTAAAAGAGGTGATTGTGTACAATTAATTGAGTCTGTCAAAAGTGAAAGTGTTGGCCTGTCTGTATTCTCTCCTCCTTTTGCTGAATTATACACATATAGCAACCATGTTGAGGATATGGGCAATTCTAAGGATTACAAAGAGTTTCTACTTCAATTCTCATTCTTGGTTGAACAGCTTTACAGGGTTTTGATGCAGGGTAGAAATGTAGCAGTACACTGCATGGATATTCCAATTCAAAAAGGGAAGGAAGGTTTTATAGGCCTGCGAGACTTTTCCGGCATGATCCGGGAATCCTTCGAAAGTGCTGGATTTATTTACCATTCAAGGGTTACGATTTGGAAAGACCCTGTCGTTGAAATGCAAAGAACAAAGGCACTTGGACTACTTCATAAGCAGGTAAAAAAGGACAGTACAATGAGCCGTGTAGGAATACCTGATTATGTCATGATATTCAGAAAGGATGGCGACCGATCAAACCCAGTGACCAATACCGATCTACCAGTTGATTTATGGCAAAAATATGCATCTCCGGTTTGGATGGATATTAATTATGGGAAAACGCTTCAAGGATACAGAGACGGCCGCGATCAAAATGATGAAAAGCACATTGCCCCCTTGCAGCTGGATACGATTGAAAGATTAATCCACTTATACAGCAACAAAGGAGATACGATACTTACCCCATTTATGGGTATTGGAAGTGAGGTTTTCAAGGCTGTTCAAATGGGTAGAAAAGGAATTGGGTTTGAGTTGAAAGAATCTTATTTCGACCTGGCTAAGAAGAATGTAAAAAGCGCAGTTCTTCTCAAAAACCAAGCTACTCTGTTCGACGTATAGCGCAATACGGCATAGCAAATTTTAATTTTTATTCACTTCAAAACAAACAAAACATGGCATCTTGGTATTTAGTTAAAAACCGTTACCAAAAGGAAGACGAGGCAGGAAACCTCAAAACAATCAATGAGGCATATCTTTTCGATGCTGTCTCTTATACGGAATCAGAGGCACGTGCATATCGTCAGATTGTAACAGGTGCAAGTGATTTCAGTGTGACATCCATAACTAGAATGCGTCTGGCCGATTTGTTTTCTTATGAAGACGGAGAAAAGTGGTTTAAAGCCAAAGTGGTTTACTTTTCAGTGGACGAGAAAAGCGGAAAAGAGAAAAAAGTTGTCAATTATATGCTGGT